GGAAGCGCTCACGGAAGCGTGCACGGAAGCGCTCACGGAATCGCTCACGGAATCGCGCACGGAATCGCGCACGGAAGCGCTCACGGAACTATTCCGTAAAAATCCAATCGTCAGCCATAGCGCCAATGGTGAAGTGCAAATCACTGGCTTAGGACATTCTTTTCCTACGATTCCATATAATTTCCGCAACGCATTGCACACCGAAACGCGATTCAATGGAGCAGTCGATAATCCAATATCTGTCCATTTTTTAACGTAATACGGAAAACGTTCGATCTGTTTATCTGTTAGTTTCGCAATCATATTCTCAACTTCAACCCCGTCACCTTCCTCGCTACCCGCACCAGCAAAATTGCGGTCCCGAACCGAGGAGACCTGGACCGCTTCGGATCTCTCGAAAGCCACGATTCAAGAGTCGGGCGCCATATCGGACGCTTTAGAACCAGATTCATTTCGCGCAGCAACTCGGCTACGGCACCCCGGTTCCGTTCGCAGTAACGGCGGAGCGGTTCCAGGACTTCGGATTCAAGCTGGTCGGGATCGAGTTTCATCCATTTGAATCGTCTTAATTTTTTTCTCCGCATCGAAAACACTTGAACCTGTGCGAATAATTTGCGCTCCGCACAACGGGCACATGAACATGTCACCCGGATAAACGTGTGCGTCACCGTAACGGACACCGAGCCCATTTTGTTCGCAACGCATCTCCCGGCGGCATTTGACGCAGATGATCACAACATTCCTTTCCTGACTGCCTCAGTTCTTTTCCGTTTCAAAAACGGTTTCAGTGCCTTGCTCATTACGCGCTGCCATTTCAGAGCGCATTTTTCCAACCGCTTTACGGGTTTCACAGCGGTTCCGTCTCCGGTCTTTTCTCCGCTTGCAGGATCGTGATTTCAATTCCGTCGAATTTCCCGTCATAGTCCCAATAGGAACAGTCCGAAGCCGAGCCGTCCCTGACCCAATTTGCGGAATACTTTTTCGCGAACGCTTTCCAGTTCCGGCCACGGTTCAGACTGGCGTGAATATAGACTCGGGCGACGGCGGGAGTGACCTGCATAATATCGGCGCATTCGAATAGTTCCGGGTTATCCGCCGCAACACGCTTCAGCCGATCAAGGTTTGTCCGCGTGGCCGAAAGCTGCTCGGCGAATCGTTCGGATAGTTTTCCGTTTTGTTTCGCCGCGTTTTCGAGCGCGGCCTGCGCTTCACATTCTTCGGCTGCTGGCAACGGGGTTTCGATGATGTCGTTCATGCGACCTCGCTTTCCTTGCGTTCTGAAACTGGATAAATTACAAGGAAGTCCAAGCCCATCTCGGTTCCGTTTTTCTCGCCGCCGTTTTCAATCCGCTCGCGTTCGGAATCCGGCAACGCCCGGCTGAAATCAGCCCATTGTTTGTCCGCCTCGTCCGGCCGCAGCTTGGCTGCGGCGGCGAATGCTGTCAGGAATTCATTCATTTTGTTTTGTTTCGGCCCGCCGGTTACTGGCCTGCGAACCTTATGTAGTCAATGTAATGTATTTAAGAATCGGCGCAACAACTTTCTGAAACTATTTTTTGGACTGCCGAGAACGCCAAAGGCAACGCTCCCAGCATTGCACCTGCACCAGCGAACGGCGGCGCAACAAGTTTTTGAAACTATTTTTTGACTACCGGGTCTCGCTTGCTATCGCTGTAAGTCCGGTTGCATCGGGTGTCGGACTTATTGACGTTGCCACTGTAATCCCAACACAACCGGAAACGCAAACGCAGCGCATGGCTGGCATAGCATTGCGTCCATTAGTTCAACCATACCCACTCAATCCTCTCAAGCAGGCTCGCCGCGTTCGCAAATTATTCCGCGCCGCTCATGGTGTCCGCCGCGCTCATTCGTTTTTCCAATGGATGCTCTGGCCGTGATGAACAATAACAGCACGGATCACCGCATTTTGATTCAAGCCATTGATTGCACTTCGGACAGTAATACGCATCGTGCTTTTCAGATCGCTCGGCTTTCTCGCCGCACACATGACAGACTATCAAGCCTTTCATTGGTAATCATTTTCCCAATACAGCGGTTCACTTTCCCGGTTCTCGTTCCACAGCGTCACGACCCGCGCTTCGGTTCCTTGAGGAATTGGTGCGTTGCACAAATCGCACTGACAATCTTTTGTCAAAGCCTGGATGCGATGCACTCGCCGCTTCCATCCGTTCGCTGAATCTTCATCGGGCAACAGTTCCAGTGACCGGAAACAATTCAGACATTCGATTTTGCGGATCATAAAAGACTCTCCACAACAGCCCGCGCTTCGTCGAGTGAATGAACAACTTTTACAGCCCATCCATCGGACGACAGCCCGGCCATGACGCGCCGCTGATCTTCTGTCGGTTCACAACCGGGCAACTTCGCTTCCAAAGCAACAGCTCGACCTTTAACGGCAAACGTAATGTCGGGCCAGCCAATCGTTGCTGTCAGGCGCCGATCCATTCGGGACCATAAGACCGTCACATTCCGAAGCCGCAACCACGAAACAATCTGGTTCTGTAATTCCTTCTCGCGTTTCAGATACGACTTGGCCACGGACTTCGCAGCGAGTTCTGAGATCGGCGGCGGAAGTCCGGCTGTCTTCCGGTCGGCGGGCGAAACACGGGCAAGCAGCCAGTCGGACAGCATGGATCGCTCAATTCCCATTTGTCAAAATTCTGGCGCTGGCGTTTTTGAAGTCATCGAGGTTCACGGATATTCTCGCAGCATTTCTTTTCCGCAAGCACGACAAGTAATCAAAACGCATTTTAGTTTCGATGCTCGCTCCAATGCCTGGAAAACTGTTTGAGTAGCCATCACTCCATACCATTTCCTCCCATTCCATTTCCAAAGCTGATAACCCAACTCACAGACTGTTTCACACTTGCAGGATATAGCCGTTCGTTTCTTCACGAAGTCTTGTTCAGTGTGTTGGATACTTCGGCAATTTGATCCGTTGACGGTGTTGCAATTTCAATGTCTCCAGAATCCATTTTTCGGAAACAGCCAAGGCATACAACACTGCAATTGTTTGCTGCGGCGGCTGTAATGCTGGCCAAACTGATCCACACCTCAACTTTGCAAATCTCACATGCGCGCGTCACGCTGCCGTTTATTGCGGGCACAGGACTGACGGATTTCGCCTGGCAAATTATGATGTTGTTCACGTGTCAAGTTTGTCCGCCAACAGTTTGAGGCATGTTATGCCGCACACATCCCATTCGTTTTCTTGCTTGAGTTCGCGCAGACTCGTTCCGCCGCCTATCCTTTGAATCACAAACCATCCGCTATGTGAATGTCCTCCAAGCATCATTTCGCCTTCATCGCTCACACGCTTCTTGCACACGTCACAGATTCGGACTGTCTCTTTTAGTTTCATGTCATCAACACTCCCGCCACTCCATTCCGATACGGGCACGAATTCTGTTCGCCAAACAGACACGCGCAATTCAGGTCTCGGCAGGTCGTGCACCGTTTGTCATCCGGCTTGTCCGATATTTCGGTCAGGCCACGGCCCCACAACGTCAGTTTTTCGTCGTCAGGTTCGAGGTTCATTTCAGAATCGTTCTTTGTTTCGGCCCGACCATGATTGCCAGTGGTGTGGGCAGCTTTTCGACAAGCGGCCTCCACAAATGCAAACAGCCTTGGTGAAAATTCACGTATTCAGATTTTGCTGGATGGAACTGGCAAACCCAGTCCTCCGGTTCCCAAAACAAATCTTTGATGTAGCACATGATCGTCCAGCGCGGCGGGTGTTTGTCGTATTCGATTGAGACGCTAACATGTTGCCATTTCCATTCCGGTCCTTCCGCATCGGTGCCGTCCGAAGCGATACAACGAATAATTTTTCCTTCGTGCGGGATGCGAAACAAACCATTGAATCCGTAGCTGTCATCCGACAAATACATTTCCGGCACAGTCGGCAGGATAACCCGGCAACGATGTTTATTTAGAAATTTCCAATCGCTCATCGCATCCGCTCCGGTAACGGCTCAAGTTCAGGTCTCATTTTGTTTTGTTCCTTCTACGCATTTTGTTGCCCGCTCAAAATCGTTCCAGCATCCGACTTCACAAATCAATCCGAGTGCCCGAGCGTACATGATGTTTGAGTGAATCCACACGCTTCCTTGCTGACTCACGGCCAGCCATCCAGGTTCCCACAACAGTAACCGCCCAATGCGGCCGAATTTGTGGTGCACCTGCGAACTTGGAATCATCTGCGGCGGCACCTGCGCCAGCCCCCAGGCACAAAACGGATTTGCCTCAAGAAACAGATTCTTGGCTTTTATGTAGGCCCGCCGTTCCTTGCGGCGCTTGTCGGAAATTGGATTCACCGATCGGTAACGCACCAGAGCGCGGCCGCCGTGGGTCATGGTTTTTAGTCCGCTCATAAAGTTCTGAAACCGAGCAAAGGAAGTTCCTGCGCTTTCAATCCGTGCAACGCGATAAAATGCCGCGGCACCAGGTAGGTTTTGTCGCCGCACGAAACCGGAATCGTCGGGCCAAGCTCGCGAACAAATTTTTCAACCATTGCTCTGACTTGTTCCGATGAATAGTGCAATGGTTTGCCGCACCAGCAAAGTTCGTCGGTCATAACACGCTCGTGTTCAGATGCCAGCCTATAAGGAACGTGACGCGCTTGTGCTCGCGGTAACCGGGCGGTCGAGGATCAATGATGCGCGCCAGAATCATCGGGTCGCCTTTGTGATCTTCAGGCAGAATTCCGAACTCATCGAAAATGTTCAGCGCCATCGCGCGCGAAGTCGCTTCCATGATCTGCGGTTTAGCCATCGTCAGTGGAAAATCAATGTCCTCATTGATACTGTCGGCCCGCCATTTCGTGACGGCGTTTCCTTTGTCGTCCCGGTCACTCACAGGTCTAACCAACGGAACGGGATTAACCCACCTACCTTCGCCTTCGGGCAACGACTTCGCTTCGGTGTCCGGCACCTGGCTCTGATACGTCACAATGGAATACGGCACCGACTTCCGGTCCGTCCTGACGGCGAACAACTGCAACGGCATGTTCGGAATGATCGTGTAACCGGCCTCAAGCGCGTGAAGCATTTTCGAGTAGTATTCCGCGCGTTTGCCGAACATGTCGGCCATGCGCTTGAACGGAGCACTTCGGAATTTGCTCTTGAGCGCGTGTTGAAAGTTTTCCTCGCTCTCGGCCTGCTCGCGTTTCATCAGCGCGACCTTCCGTTTGCACCAGTCGATGAGCGCGTTCTGGCAGAGTGTGAACTCCTCCGGCATGATGGCTGTCAACGAGAGATTGCCGCCTTCGGTTTGTTGGACTGCTTGTTCTGTGTTCATAATTTCATCCATGGTTCTTGTAGATCGCTCGCCACTCGTCATATCCAGGCGGCGGAAGCATGTCTTCGAAGTCCAGAATCGAAAAACGTATACCCAACGAAAAAGCGACTGGTCCAGCAGCAAGATGCGGGAAGTTCTTGATCCTGCGCCTGACGGATTTTGGTTTTCGTGTCATTCGCACTCTCTCAAAAATTTCCGTCGTTCATTTCCTGTTCGATGCGTTCGATTTCTTCGTGCAACGTTGAGGCAATTTTTTCAGCCGTCCAATCTGGATTGTGCCGTTTCATCCATGCCGCTATAGAATCCATTTCGATTGCAAGCCGCAAAGGACAATAAGGCTGCTTGCCCTCAAAAATATCTGTATCTTTGACGTTCAATCCGCAGCTCTCCTGAACTCCGCTGCCCTCATCCGCAAGGCGACAGCAAGAGCCTCCGTCAGCTTTGATTCCGGGCATTCTGGATTGACGATGTTCTGCGCGATCCAGAAACAAATCGTCTGCGGCGCCGACAAGTCCCGGCCTCGAAGCGCGAATACTTCTTCGTCGTCAGCGATTTTTTCGAGTGCGGTTTTTTTGGTGCTCATAATTTTCACGCGCGAATATGGCAGAGGCAACGCAGAGAACTCTATCTACTGGGCACTTCGTCATCATGCATTGATGGGTCCAGTTGCCGGCCTCGTTTGGGCCGTCTGGAGTTTGTTTGTAACCAAGCGCCCTCCTACGTCCCTTCCCGCAACGCCGCCCGCTGCTCTCGGGTGTGATGTTTCCCGTTCCCGTTAATCCGCGCCGCCAGCTTTGGCAGTACTTCCATATCCAACAGGTAGTTCCGAGCCTGACGCAGATGCCAACAGCGCAGACTGTCTGACGGTTCCGCGCCGGCCCGCAACAGTTTCATTGCCTTGCGACCTTTCACGTAATCGTCGCAATCGCAACGCCCGTTAAAATCGAACGCGCCAAGATCCACAACGTAGCTCACTCGGCTATCTGTCCGGCTGCGAACGTGGAACCGAAGTAACTCGCCATTGATCGGCGTCACGAACGGGAACCGCTGTCGCTCAGGTCGCATTGTTTTGTTTTGGTCGAATTGTCAGCATCAAGCCATTCATAAACCTCATGCCCTTCGACCAGCGGAACGGGTTCAGTTTCATCCATTGTGCTTCCGCAATGCGGACAGGTTTTGTGACGATACCAGATGTTTTCGCTAACGGATGTTCCGTGCAATCCGATCGCCTCGACACCGCTGTTTTCTTCCAGCCATTTCGCCCACGCCGGCAAATGATCCACGCCTTCGGATGGATGCTTTATGACAAACGAGCGCAAGTCGGAAACGAATCTTCCGAAGTGTTCCCTGCGGACATAGAAATTATCAAACGTGAAAGCGTGGACAGCTCGCTCGAACATCGGCAAATCTTTTCGCGTGGCAAGATTCCACAACCTCTGATCGTTTCCATTGTTACTGAGCCACGAATCGTATTGGTGTTCTTTTGGAACATAGGCGGCAAAAAGTGAATTCCAAATTCTTGCCGGCCCACCCCAGGCATTTCGGTATTCGATACCGCCATCCGCTTTTCCATCTTTGAAAACTATCAATTTGCAGTAGCTCATAAGTCATCATTTTGTTTTGTTCACCGCGCTCCCGATGGCATCAGGTTTCAGTGGGGCCCAAACACACTGGCCATCCCGGCCGCATTATTTGCAATCGCCAAACACTCTGGGCAATCCGGTTTTTGAAAGTTAATACCAAGCGGCAAAATAACGAAGTAACCGCATTTGGTTCGGACATTATTCGTGCCTTCCTCGGGTTTCGAGCCACCATCGATAACACACCACCCTTCCCGATGCCGAACGCACCATTGTTTCACAACTCCACCTCCCTCGCGAACCTGCCCGCCGCGCTCTTGGGTTGCGGTGTTTCCGGTTCCTGTTCCGGTATCACGCCCACCTGCAACAATCGCCCTCTTCTTTTCCCTATCGCATTGAAAAGCGTGTTCAAATCGTTCGTCATTTCCAAGCACAGTTCCATCGGCTCATTGCGGGCCACCGACACGAAAAACATCGTTAGCGTTTGCGCGTTGTCATCCCGCTCGATGACCTGGATACAGTCTCCATTTCGGAAAACCATCCGGCATGTCTCCAGGAGCAATCGTTTGATGCCGGCCCGGTCCCAATTCCTGTCCGGCTTGAAACCCCACGTTGAAGGCGCGTCGGAATCTTCCAATCGTTCCGCTTCGATTGCATTCAACCGGATGAGCAGTTTATTTTTTGATCCGATGGCCTGGACGATTCGCGTTAGAGCTTTGAAATGCGCCCCGCCTTTGCCGATGATCCGAGGAGCATCTTCCGCGTGGCACTCGATTGATACCGACACCAAAGACGCAACCGGCTTCACTTTCACGAACAAATCTTTTTCGCGCTGTGCCAGGTGAGTGACCAGTCCGGTGATGAACGCATGGAGTCTGACCGTGAGTTGGGAAACGTTCATTGTGATTCCTGATTCATGCGCTGAAATGGTTAGACATTTCCGCATTGTGATCTTCGCGGATTGCTTCGAGAGCTTTCATCACGACTGGCACGATGGTTAAATGACAATCACAGCCGACAATCCCGCACGGTTTAACTTCCCGGAACTGCCGCCAGTATTCCTCGCTCATATTTCCGACTACGTTTCCGATAATGCCGCCAAAAAAAGTTTGGAACTCGCGAGGCGTAGCGATATTGGCGACTGCGGTAAGCGCCGACACAATTTCTCGTTGAGCTTCGTCGGCATTCACGAATTCACACCATTCTTCATTTTGTTTTGTTGAGCGAACCTAAACCGCAACCGCCCGCTTCGTCAAATCAATTTCCAGCCCGCCGCAGCTCACCCGGCACACACCGGGGAGCGAATGCTTTCTTTTCATTCTGTTTTGCGGCGGACTGAAATTCATTCCGATTTCTTGAATTCACTTATCCATTTTTCCAAACAATCCAAACTGCAAAAGTCTTTCGTTTGAGCGGTTGGAAGTTTCGCCAGTTTTGATTTCAAATAAAAGGTCAGATGAATTTGCTCCGTTTCATCTCCCTCCCGGTCCATCATTATTGCCAGTTCGCTGCGTTTCGGTTTCTGTTTTTTGCACTGGTCGCACTGGATCATTTCGATTGTCATTGAATTCCTTTCAGAGCGGCCTTCAGAAGTGTTTGGCGCATCCATTTTGATTTGTCCGTGCCAGCGGACCTCGACGCTTTTTTAATGGCATCCAGTTCGGAAACGTTCAGCTTTAGGACGGCCATGAACTTACGGACGCGTCCCATCGGCAGAGGCGGCCGACCCATTCTTGTCTTTAACTGCTTTGCCATGTTTTGTTTTGTTTGACCATCAGCACCGCGCTCTTAAGCCGGTGCAAATATTCGATCCGTTCCGCAAGCGCAATCAATCGCCGTTCCTGTTCCAGCCTGAGCGCATAATAATTTCCACGTCGCCAGTGACACCTGTTCAGCCGGTCGAACTTGTTGGTTGCCGAAACAATTTCAGAATTCAAACCGCGCACTCGCTCCGATTCACCTAGCAGCGATGCGGCCGTTTCAAGAGGAGGAAGGGTTTCGCCAGATGGTTTCATGCAATATGGTTTCGATCATTTGTCTTGTGCCACCCATTTGAACAAATTCGCGCGTGTCTTTCGCCGGCAAAACCAGCAACGCACACGGCAACCCGATTTCCGACGCCAACCGTTGCGCCCCTTGAATACCCGGCTTGTCGTTATCAGCTAAAATCACTGCGCGACGAACACCCTTCCATTTGAACAATGCCTTCAGGTGCTCAGTCCCGCCCAAACACGACGGTCGCCCAACCGCGTAGAGTCCGATGCTGATGGCTGCCGCGGTATCAGTCGGACCCTCACAAACAAATCCAGTCTGCGCTGCCGGATAGGACGAACAGAACAGCCCTTGCTTCGATCCGCGAACGGCCCACTTTCTACCGGCATCGTTCCTTAACCTGATCCCAATGACAGCCCATTCCCCATTCCTCATCGGCCACGCCCACGCCCGATACGGTTCTGCCCAAGCACACCCCATGGCCTCCAAAGCCTCCACCTTGACCCCCAGCGTGGCCGCAAATGCCGCAAGCCCGTTCCTTGTCCAACCTGCCAACAGGCCGACAAAGTCCTTTGTGGGCGAATCTGGCTGGTGTTGAACAGGCCGGTTGACTGGTAGGTCTCCGACTGGATGCAACCAGCCGCCATTCTTGCATGGCTTGTCGCTGGCGACTCTCATGCAGTTGATCCAACGTTCACCACTAGCACACCAGTCTGGTTTGTGGCACACCGGACAGGGCTGCAATCTCGTTACGCGAATCCAGTTTTGGTGTTCGATCACGATTTTTTACGATTTTTATTTACTTCGAATTTCGGGCATAACATAAGTACGTCATGTCAGTTGATGGTGTTGTGTAGGAGTCGTCAGTCAGGTCTTTCCGGTCAGTGCCTCAGTCTTCGGCTTCCAGTTCTTCGGATGATCCGGGTCCGACCAAGCCAGCGGTTTGAAGTTGTTGCTCTTGATTCGAAGGAACAACCGCAGAATCTCATCGGGCTTCATTGACTCAACTTTGTAATGGTAGTTCTTCCTCAACATCAACGCGCGCCCATCCAACGGCTCTGGTTTGACTGCTGGAACAGACACAAGGACAGGCTCGGCATCAGCCGGCTGGTCCAGTGCAGCCTTGGCTGTCTTGTAGTTGTAATCGAAAGGATCAAGTCCTCGTTTCTTCAATTGCCATGCCTGTTGAGCGCTGCACTGAGGTTTGTTGAGGATACGAGCGGCTTCTAACTCCCCGATGTTCGTTTCCTTTCCGACCTGTTTCAATTGCATCGCTTGGGCGACGGTGCACATACCCGAATCCCACCTGCGAAACTGTTCATCAATCAACTGCTTCTTTTGAGCGTAGGTGTATTCCGAAAATGCCGATGGATTGAAGCCGGTAATCAATTTCCAGACTTTTTGCTGTCCCTCTGTCAATTCTTTTTCCTTCTCCCATCCTCGAGTACGCCTTGGTGTCAATCCAGTGGCTTCGAAAGGACTGACCGCGTGAGTTGCGTATTGCGACTTGGCAACCAGCCGGGCTTTACGGGCTTCTTCCTGGCGTTCCTTTTCGGCTTTCTCAGCCGCAATTTCTTCCAATGACTTTTGGAGAAGGTCCGAAATGTTCTCGGGCTTGGCAGAGTCTTGGGCCTTCTTCTTCGCCCGTTCAATCACGTCCTCGCTCGCTTCACCCCCGAGAACATCTGCTGAACTGATGAGCTTGTGCTTGCCGCTGTTACCAACGAAATCTACAATCGTGCAAAACGGTTTGGAGCTTTTGACAATCGCCTCCCGTCGAGCTTCAACGGTATTCAGTCCGTCAATGACTCCCGGTAAAGACCGCGTGGCCCTGCCGATTTGTTGGGTGTAAACCACGAGGCTTTCAGTCGGTCGCGCCTGGATGATAATTTCAACGGTCGGGTTATCGTAACCCTCGGTCAGAATCCCAACGTTGCAGATCGTGTGCAGGCGGTCCCCGGTGGCGAACTCGTGCAGGAGTTGTTTGCGTTCCGGTTTTGGAGTTGATTCAGAAACCCACGAAGCGGAATTCGGAATCGCCCGATTGATGATGTTCGAGAACATCTTCGCTTGAACAACGCTGGCGCAGAACACGATTGATTTCCTGGCTTTGCCGTTCGTCTTCAGGAATTCTCCCCATTGATCCACGGTCAGTTTTGAGAGTGAGTATTGAGGAACCGTCCAACTGATTTCCATGATTGGCTGAATCATTCCTTGGATCGTTTCTTCCTGTTCCATTACAGCCTGCAAATCTTTCTGGTTTAAGTCCCCGCAGGTCGTTCGGACATGAGAATAATCCAGACCGCTGACAGGAACGAAAAGCTGTTTGATGTCCACCAAGTAACCGTGTTGAACACCGTCGATGATTTCGTATTTGTGGGCGCACGATTCGAAGATTTCACCGAGAGCAGCTTCGTCAGTTCGATTCGGAGTGGCCGTCAACCCGAGAACTTTAAGATTCGGATTCTGGCGGTAGTGGTCGATGATCCGGCGGAAAGCGGGCGCAACGTAGTGATGGGCCTCATCCACGATCAACAAACCGAACGCATCCGGTTTGAAAACGCGGGCGTTGCCGTTCGCGTATTGGGTTTGGACGCTGGAAACGACTACCGGAGTTCTCTGAAACAGTCCGCGGTCGGAACGTTCGAAAGCCATTTCGATTCCGCATTCAAGCCCGGTGAACTGCTCGATCTTTTCCTTGGCTTGATAGATCAGTTCGGCCCGGTGAGCGAGAAACAGGGTCCGTTTTGGCTGGCATCTGCGGATGATTTCAGCCGCCAGGATGGTCTTGCCCAAACCAGTCGCCTGGACAATCAGCGTGGAGTTATGCGTTTTCCATTCTTCGAAGACCGCCTCGACAGCTTCACGCTGATAATCTCGCAGATGATTTGGTTCCATAGGTCTTCTCCCTCATTTTTTGAATTTCAACCGGCGTGCAGTTTTCCCAAAAGTGTTTGTTCACCCATCCGAGTCCTTTTCCTTTTCCTTTTTCAGTCGCGCACGGATTACACGACTTGCAGCGTTCCGGTAGTTTCCCCTGGCAAGTTCCGCAGACCGCGTAAGGTACGGCCTGTTTCAGGTTCTCCCGGTAATTGGAATGGAGCGATTCAATCGTCGATTTGTTGATGTTGGCGACGGCGAAGTCCTGTCCGTGCGCTTCCATGACCTGTCGGTGCACTGCGTCGAAGGCACGTATCCAACCATTCGCCTGGTCGCTGGCTCGGTCCCATTCGGCAACCAGTTCAGGGGGGATTGGATAGCCGGTTTTGTCGTGCCGAATTTCCGGTTTTGTGTCACATGGAACATCCGGTTTTTGTGGGGTATTTTTGACCTTGGCAGGATACTTTTTACCGTCAGCCCCGACCCTCATTTCTACCGTCCCATTTTCGGGACGCTCCTTTGATTCTGAAATAGTTGCAGAAGTTGAGGGTGTGACAAACACATCCTGATTGTCTAGGGGAGAGCTTCTAATCTTGAGCACAAATGAACGATCTACCCCGCACATTTCGGCAATCACCGGGTCACTCAAATTCGCAAATTCTTTGAGCGCCATTTCAACCGCGTGCCGCTTGTCGGCATTGCTCATCCGCGCCCCATGGCAGGAGTTGACCTTGAGCGCAAACTTGATGGCTGTCTTCTTGTCGCCGGTGTGAATCTCAACCTCGATCTTTGGCAGCTTCGCTTCCTTTGCCGCGGCGACCCGGTGGAAGCCATCAGCGAGCAGGTACGGGCCCCCAGGCCGAACGGTAAAAACGTCGATTGGCGGAAGGCCGTTTTTGTTTCGGTAGAGTTCCGCGTATTCGGTTATCAGATCCGGGCGCAGTTCAGCACGGATTTGGGTTTCGGCTGTTGCAAGGATGGATTCAATCGGCAGAGTTTTCATAACGGCACAAAAACGCCGCTGGTCCTGCGCTCAAGATGACCGGCGAAGTGGGCCGCGCGGGCAATCACAAGACCAACGGCAAAGGTTAATGTAACGAACAACCGGCCTCTTGAGAAGCCGTCACGATTCTGCAAAATTCAACGCGCTCGTCAACGGAAAATTAGTTGGCCGGTGGCTCAGTTCGGGCGTTCGATGCTTTTTCTTTTTGCATCACCACCACGTATCGCAGAGCCGCAGGACCTTCACCACCGGATCGGTACCGTCGTTTATTCACGCTTGCAACCAGCGCATCGAACAACTCACTGGAAGCCGTTTCGGGTGAAGCCTTGAAGTCAGGATTTGGCATTGTCAGTAGTCCGTCGTGGTTCACTTCGGTCGTTCGGGGAACGCGCGAGAAGCGCCTTTTGGTGAAGAAATTTACAGGACCAGAGTTCGCAGAGGTTGTCGCAGATTGTCGAGTGTCCGAGGACACACCACATCTCAGCCTTCGGCCTGATACGGCCAGAGTCGCTTGTCCCCGAACCACTCACTGGAGCACAACGCCGGGGAGCCACGCGAGTCGTGCCTTGATGTTTAGGTTTTGCTTTCATCGCGTCCCGTCGTGGCTCAGTTCGAGCGTTCGGCGGCTACCATTCGTGGTCGTCCGCTTGTTCGTCGCCTAGGTTCACGTCACATCCAACGTCACCGCTTCCGTCTTCGGGTTCGGTGTCGAGTTTCTCTGCTCTACGCATGCACGCGGCGGTATTGTGGCACGTGTCGCCGAGTTGGATTTCTCGACGCAAGACTCTACCGCATCGCACGCACCGCCGCCGAACACTGCGCTGGAGGCAACCAGGCTGCGCCTTCGGTTTTGCCATAAGATGATCCGGTTGAGTCATGTTCCGTTTTCCTGTTCGTGTTTGTTCGCCTTGCCGATGGCTTCCAGGATCACTTGCGAGAGGGTTCCGTCAAAATGGAATATCGCTGCCGCTTTCCAAGTCCTGAATTGCCGTTGCAAAATCTCCACTGTGTCTTTGGAGAATGTCCAGACCTTGCTTGCGATTCAGGCCAATCTGTTTTGCCGTTGTCCAGTAGCGGTTGATGAGTTCCTGGTCGGCGGCAACTTCGGTTCCGGTTTTGACGCCGGGAACGACGGGAGCGGTTTTCTTCGGCGCCTTGACTCGGATCGCATTTACCATTTCGCCGAAGGCTTCAACATCCATGACGAAAAGCACGATCTGTTTTCCAACCCAATCGTCGGACTCATCTCCGTGCTGACGAGCGATAATCGACCAGTTCGTTTTGTTGATGACCAGTCCCTTGTCGAGACCTTTGAAATACGCGACAGGTTTTTCCTGTTTGCCTCGGTCTTTGCTTTCGAGTGTTTCCATAACCACTCGTTCGATTGTTACAACAGGCTCGTCGTCACCGAGGTCTTCGGCCTTCAAATATTTGCTGGGATAAACTTCTCCACTTCTCATTGTCTGCCTTTCATTTTGTTTTGTTTTTACGGCCCGGTTACTGACCTGACCGTATGCAATCAATCTAATACATTCAGGAATTGACGCAACTGTTTTCGGAAACAATTATCCGGCGTCTAACGTTTGAAAATTGTGGTGAACACTGCCAGAGCCGTTATCTCAATCATAATTCCGGTGCTTTGAAGACAGATCGCCAGCACTTTGAATCGCGCGGGAATATCCTGTCTGCACCAATAGATTATTGTCCAACCAATCGGCACACCGAAAATCAAACCGATGCCGAAAAGGAAACGCACAATTTTGTTCTTCCACCAGGCGCTCATCAAATTGGCGAGACCAGAAAACCGTGCCTCGGCTAAAACAGTTGACAGGCTCAAGACGCCGCTTGCTGTTCACCGTCGTTCCTCGGCCCTTTATCCGAGTGTTTATCGGGTCACTAAATCGGCGGTCAATAGCGAACCATCCACCCGGCTTTTGACACGGGTCTCGTGGTTCCAACGATGTTTCCATCTCCCACAGTTCTGCCGCCTTATCTTGATTTACGGCGCTTCAACGGCACTTTGTTTTCCAGTCCCGTAAAAATTGGCGCCGCGTTTGTCCACAAGGACAGCCGGAATTTTTTGTCTATTAGACCGTTGCACTTTGGACGTTCCGGCCCGCGGCGGTAAATCAACTTTGCTCTGCCGGTGGAATCTGCGTCTGCGGCACAAGATCCCTGTAGCGCGTCCCAGCAATCTCCGTCCGCAACGCATCAATATCCGCGACCGTCACGCCCGGCTTGCTGAACAGCGCGGCCAGTTCCGCGAACATCTCCGGGGCGTGCCGCAGGAGTTCCTGCGTAGCGAACAGCGCGAGATCAAAAAGCGCGGATTGCGGAGTGATCGTTACCGGCGCTGGCGGAACTTCTGGAAATGGGATGTCTCCGTTCATATCAGCATGTGGTCTGGCCGTTCGGCGATTTCATCCGATGAAACCTTCAGGATGCGCAGATGTTGGCAATTGCCTCATCAACCACTCAAAGTCCAAAAGAAAATGATCGATGGCATCAGCCTGTCCTTCGTGCCACTTCGCTTGATCCGGCATTCCGTGACGGCGGCAATTAGCTTCGCTGTCGCGCTCTTGCTTCAACTTGTCACGCCAGTAAATCAGCACTTCTTGCGGAGTGCGCACCACCGGCAGGGGCGTCATGAATCCCGTGCTCACAGTTTCGCTCCAAACTGCTGCACGAGCCCCACAAAATCCGCCAGCGCCGCCCCAGCCGCAGCCAGGGCCGCGTCAAACCGTTCCTGCACGGTCGCAGGCGGTGAAGCGCCGGCTTCCATGTAAGCCTTGGTGGCGTCCAGCAATGCCAGTTGCGAGAGTTTGTAGGTGTCCCAGGCGGCTTGGACCTTTTTCTCCTGCTCAACTGGCGGGTGCTTTTCCTTGACGAAGTCGTTCCACGATTTCAGGGCGGCGATTGCTGTTATGTGTGTGGATTTGCTGACTTTATAGGCGACATCTTCCGGTTTAGATGTGGAACATCCCGACAGTCCGAGCAATAAAAACAGAACCAATAAAGCGTTGATTTTCGGAATGTTTCTCATTGAAATTTGCCGTCGTTTTTGCTTTTATATTCTGAATGTCAGCCTCAAATCCAGCCTTATTTTGGACACACATTCGAAGAACCGAAGGCTGTTGGATTTGGATTGGAGCCAGACACGAAAAGGGATATGGGATTTTGACTGCTCACAACAAACGATGGCGTGCTCATAGATTCATGTGGGAACTACACTTTAACTGCGCGGTCCCTCCGATGATGCAGGTTCTCCATTCTTGCGACAATCCGCCTTGCGTTAATCCAGATCACCTTTTCATCGGAACAAACTTACAGAATCGACAAGATTCAGTCGCCAAAAATCGGCAGGCAAAAGGAGAAAACATTACTGCTTCTAAACTGACGGCAACGGATATTGAACAGATTCGCGTGATGTGGAATTCAGGCCGGATGTCGCAAGTAGAAATTGGACGATTGTTCAATGTAGCTGGGTCAAATATATGTCGTATCGTATCAGGCGATGGTTGGAAACATGTTCCGAAGCCGCCGTCGCCGTGACGTGCGCTGTTTTGCTGGTCCGATACGCGACGGTCTCAGGGGCCGTGTGGCACCCAATCAGAACCACGGCCAGCAGCAAGAGAAGCGGGTTGGCGAGTCTCATAATTCCAACGCAGCTTTGGCAACATCGATCCAGGCATCACTTTGTTTTTTCTTCGTCACGTCAGCGCGAAACGTTTTCCAATCCGGCAACGGATCGTTGTTGAAGGCTTTGCCGCCAACGGCAGCGCAATAGCGTTCGTAAAGTCGGCCTGCGATTTCTTCGATTTCTGGCATAGTTTTATTTTGGGTTGGCGAGATTGTTGATAAAATCACGGTTCACTATCCAGAAAGACAAAGCTGGCAACAGCCAGAACTCCGAGACCGAAGGCGGCATCATCGCGTCCGACAATCGAGCAAGCAATGACTCCCGCAACTAATAACACTCGCATAGCCCAAATGCCGATGCAGTTTACGGTCTCTAGATCAGTGCGTTCCACCTTCATGGACTTTTTGGAACTCCGCGCAAAACGAGTTTGTGCTTGGCGATTTTGATGACACGGAAGGAGCCGCCACGAATCTCAATGATTTCTCCGACGGCGAAGATTGGACCGCGTTGCTTGACGGGAGGCAAGTTCTGTGCCTCACGCATACGCTGGTCAAAATCCTTTCGAAGTTCCCCGAATTGTTGGTCGAGATTTGCGCGACGTTTGAATTCGGCATCAGCCTGCGCTGGTGTAAGCGGAATCAAATCTCCTGTGACAGTATCTTGCATAGAATCACCAATTCATTTTGCTTAAGCTCCAAACCATGAATCCGACAACTGCAATCGCGGCAACGACAATGCCGATTATGAGTCCGATCCAGAACATGCCTGCTGTCTATTCGTTGCGGGCCGGGAAGTCAAGGGTTCAAACCTCGCGCGGCAACAGTGGCAACCCAAGTTTATTCACCACTCGCCGAACGAACTCCGTTGAGAAATCTGTCGGCTTAGTTATCATGGAAAATACCATAAGAGCATTCGCCTTCCGGCTGAAATCATTCAGGCACACCGACCCTGACATGATGACGACGTGAGCGATTTTTACCGGCTTGCCTTTAGCTTCCGTTTCAATCTCGACCTCTCTCAGCGCCTCTAAAACTTCCATGCCACCGAGTGAATTTCCTTCCAGGTTCATGTCGATAAAAATCAAATCGTAGAAAATAGCGCGCACTTTCTGAAGCGCCATCTGGACGGTCTCGGCAATATCGATCACGAATTTCGTTTGGCCGTCGAATGCCCGATGGAACGTATCGGCGATGATTTTTTCGTCGTCCACGATAAGGATAAGCCGCTGTTCGGTAAAGGGCATCAGTCGTTTGTCGGAAACCGGAAAGCGCGCAAAATTTCCGCCACTGATCCGAGCGAGAACGGTTTCAGCAGAACGCTCACAAACCCGTATTGCAACGCCGGCAGAATTTTATCCGGAGCGCCGCTGACGATGATAATGCGCATTCCGCGTCTTCGTTCTTTGATGAGCCGGACAATTTCGCAACCTTGACTATCAGGCAAGCCAATATCGATGAAAGCAATCTGAAACTTACGGTTGGTCATCGCGAGACATTCAAGCGCCCCGGCAAGATTCCCGGCCCAAGTCACCAGAACATCCTGAAAGCGGAGTTGTCCGCAAAGAAATTCCGCTTCTGCGGCGACATCTTCGACCACTAACGCCTCTACTTTGATTGGATACAATTCCGCAGATTCATTCGGCGCCGGTTTCCAGAATTTCCTGATGAGATTCACGTCATTTTGGTTTATCAATTTCCTGCTTTGAAATTATCTCAGTATCAGTCGGTCCTGGCAACGGGCTTTGTCGGAGAAACGCGATTGCGCCGAAAATACCAGACGAAAGAAACACAACCCCGAGTTGCTGCAAATTGAGCGGTTGCACGTCCACACCGACTGAATGCGCCAACGCTGCGCCTGTTCCCGCTGTCACAGCAGTAGCCCCGCCTGTGATAAAATGGGAAATTAGTGCGTAAACCCACTTGGCGGTTCTGCGTTTTACAGTTGTATTCCATATGACCGCTGTGTTGTCTTCATTCATGTTTCGGGCATCAACATTTTCCATGCCATCCGGTTGAAAGTCTTGCATCGGACAAAGGACTTGAAATAATCGCAGTGAGCGCCAGTTGGACGCTGGACGCCCACTGCTTAACACAACGTTGAAGGAACCAACGCCATGCCAAATTATATTCACGGCCACAGGAAAACAGGACACACTTCCCCAACATATCGTTCGTGGAAATCCATGATTACACGATGCACGAACAATAACACATCGTATTATTACAGGTATGGAGGACGAGGTATTACGATTTGTGAGCGTTGGCGACACTCCTTCCCGAATTTCCTCGCTGATATGGGAGAGCGTCCATCTGGGAAAACTCTCGACCGCTGGCCTGATAACAACGGCAATTACGAGCCTGGTAATTGCCGATGGGCAACACGTCTTGAACAATCGAAAAACAGACGACCCGCAAAACCTCATTCTAAAAAAACGCATCCAGAATCCAATTGGTTGACGCTCCTAAATAACCAAATTCTGTTCGCCCTGATTGCTCGATAAAACATGGCTCGCTCATTGCTTGTTCATTTTCGCCGGCTCCATACCGGCATTTGTTGATCCTTGCATGACCGGGATGCGCGCCAGCCGTGCGGCCACGGACCACGCATCCCGTTTTTTCACTCTATGTCAGTGACGCGATAAGCGCGTAACCGTCCGACGGATAGACTTCCGCTATAGGATCAGGCTCGCCTATTCCAAGATTGCCGACGGTATAAAGTGGCGGCCACGCGCCTGACGGCCCGCCGGCGGGAACTTTCAAATGCAGGACTTGCTCTGTTTCGCCCCCGGTGGAAGTCGCGGCGCCGATAATTGCTTCAGCAATGCAGCCGGTTGAAAGATCTACAAAAAATCCGCCCAGAGGACTTCCGAGTAAGGTGAAAGGCGGCGGGTTGTAGGTGATGAGCGTGCCAGTGGATGGAATGTCTATCATGTCCAGGCTGCCGGCGACGAAGCGAACAACCGTCCAGGTCGGATCATCATTCGCATCCTCACCCATGGCTGTCACGCTTACCGTCTCAACGCCGCCTGGACCCGTAATGAACGCTGGGAAAGGAAGGTCTGGAAAATTATGCGTGCCACGCCAGCCATCCACCGGACTGATGTTATCCTTGTTGAGCGTCAAAAGAGTTCCGCTTGTTCCAGGCCATCCGCCGATTCCTTCCTTGACCAGAAAATTAACACTTAGGCCGAATACTCCGACCGTGCCTTCAATTCCGCCGCCCCCAGGCGCGCCGGGTGAATGCGGGAACGTAATACGTGCGGGGTACTGCCGCAGGATATAAGCCGTTGGCTCGGTGAAAACAAAACGCCCGACCTGCATCACGAGTTCGGTGGCCGCCTTTTTCGAATTGAAATCCGTCACGCGACTGACGATTGCAAACGCCGATCCGAGATGGTCTGTAGAATTGTGAAACCCCGTGCTTCCAAAACTGGTCGAAGAGAAATCGTAAGGGCAGAAACCTTCGATGACCGCGGAGTTAGTCAGTGGGTCATAAGTGCCCGTCCAGGTGAATCCAGGCGGAAGTGTATCCAGATCGTAATTGTTAATGAAAGTTCGGAGCGCGTCCCAATCCAGTACCGGCTCTGTTTCGTCGTGGTAGTAGACACGCAGCCGCAACGCGACGTTGAACGAAATGCCGCGCTCCCTGGCGCGCAGCGCGCTTTCGACGAATGCGTTCTGATCTTCAAACCCCGTTCCATCACGCACAACATCGCCGGAGAAACCGTTGAAATCGGCGATCATGTAATCGCCCGCGCCCAGGCCCGTGCGTGAAGGTTCAAGTCGATATAATTCACCTGAACTTTCTTTTGAAGTTCGGTCTCCGGGTCAATGTCCGGTGTTCCGTCGGCCTTTAGCGCGTCGGCAAGAATCGGTTTCCAGAGCGGCTCGGTTGCTGATTCGGCGTCGTCATCCTCTCGCGGATCGTTGGGGATCATCGGTTGACCGGATACGGCCGCGATAACATCTCCCGGAAAAATATATTCAGTGCCGTAAACCGGATTCTCTTCCGAGCGGGTCAGGTATCGGGGAATGATGACTTGAAACTCGGACAGCGGAACGTTCAGCGAAGTCCGGACATCCTCGAAAGTTTTGAGTCCATACTTTATCGAGAGCGTCTTAATATCCGTGCTGCCTCCGGTGATGATGTAATCATCATCCAGTTCATTGCGCCCGGCCGAGATGCTGGCGGTGACATCGTAAGCACGGCGGATCGTTGCCGTGTAAAAATGATGAATGAGCCAGCGCGTGCTTTCCGTGATGGTTCCAGCGGCGTACAGATTCACCGCCGGATCTTCCAGACCGAATGAGTTCGAAACCATTTCAACCGGCACTGGCAAAAGAATGTGGTCGCTCATGCTCCGCCGCAGCGCGATGGGCTTGGCAACGTAAATGTAATCTCCGATAACACCGCCGCTGAAACTCTTGCAGATCAGATAATCATCCGGGCTGTCGTCAATAACGACCGCATGAATGACATTCGCCGTTCCACCGTCGCCCATGGCCGATGCTCTCGAAAGAGTGATTAGAAAATTCCCATCGGTGATTTGCGCGTCGTCTTTTTCGCCCCAAACGATTCGCGGATTTGTCAACGCCCGCAACGTTCGACTGAAAATGTTCATCGTGCCGGCGCTGAAAATACTCGGACCATCCTTGCCGGCCCGGAATTCAGGCAAAGACATGCGATTTCTGACCGCGACTTCCGCTGTTGTGCGTTCGCTCATTTTATCTCACGTCATCACTGACCTCAAAACGGGAGGCACCAGTCAGCAACGTTACAGCAGGTCCATTCGTTCTGTTAGACATGAGTGATCCGTAAATCCTCAAGCTTGGAGTTGAGCCGTTAATCGAATTGGTTGCCGTCGTGTTGGAAATAAAAACACAGTCGCGAATCACTGTGTTAGTGTTGGCCGCCGCAAATGCCAGGCAGCGCGAGTTTGCATTTGCCCAGGTGTTCACCACGCGAGATCGATTGAGTGTAAAAGTTACGCCAGTGTCTTCGATCAGAATTGTGTTTCCGGTGTCGGAAGCGCCTTCGATGCGTTCAGCTTCAACGGTCAAACTTCCGGCCCCTCCGTCAACAGCCGGATTTCCGCCCGCGATTGTCTTCGCCTTGACCTTGACCACAGACCCGGAGTTGGTGACATAGATCACGATGTAATTTCCGCTATCCCAAAGGTCGCCATCGCCAGTAATCGTCGTCGTGGCCGCACCGGCAACATCGTCAAAAAGACCCACGCTTCCCGAAGTATTAGTCACGCTGGCGCCGTTAAAAAAATGCCAGTTCACTCCGTTCTTCATCAGGTTCGTCGCCGTGTAAGCGCCCGGCATGACGAAGATCGTGTCGCCGCTTAACGATGCTGTCTTGGCTGCGTTTGGTGTCAGGAATGCTTTGGCAGGATCGCCTCTTTCGCCAGTCGAATCACTTCCGTTCTTCGCCACCCAAACCGTATTCGTGAGCGGCACACCACCACCACTGCTTGCAATGCCGCCCGTGACACCGCCGCCGCTGGCCAGGATCGACCAATTCGTTCCGCCGCGGGAGCGCAGTTGCACCCCGCCGAAATTGTTGCTCACGACCAGATTCGTCAGGAGGGTGTCGATGCGGTCGCCGCTCGCCGGATAAATCTTGATCGTGTTCGTGCCGCCCGCCCCGCCTTCATCCTTGATAAGAAACAGGAGATTGCTCGCGTTCGATGCACTGGGCAGTGTCAAAATCAAATTCGTGTTAGAGCGCGTGTCCACGCCCAGGTAAAGGTCGTTCGTGGTCAGGGTGTAATTGGTCGCCACGAGATAACGGCCGTGTAATCCAAACCCGGCATCCAATTCGATTTTGCTTAGGCCCCGATTGCTTGAGAGCAAATCCAGATTGGTCCACAGTTGCGACGCGTAAGCCGCCGAGAACGGCAATTGAAGCGCAGACGTGTTCGTGGACGGCGCCGATACACTGGACACACTCGCCCATGTTCCTCCTTGAGCTAACGTGATGTCCAACCCACGAAACGTGACAACATTCGTTGCGCTCTGATAAACCGTGACTCCAACTTGCGGAAAAAACGACCACGACCGGAACAGGTTCGTTGCCGATGCCGAAACACTCGCGCTGTTGGTTTGAATCCCCGTTGTACTCGCCGCGTTCGTCCAGTTCCGCGTGATGCCGTTAACGGTCAAGTTTGTTCCTGCACCCGGCAACGGTGTGTTCGTAATCGTTACCGTGTAGGTGACGAGAGCGGCATGAAGTCCGAAAGGAAACACGGACAAGACAACCGCGCCAATAAATCGAGCAAAAAGTTTCTTCATACATTCGTCACGTTCACATTCCCATCGTCATCTATCCACAAAACTTTCGTCAGTCCGCTCGGTCTGCTCTTGAGAATAATCTGATCGCACGGTGTCGCCGAATTGCTTCCATCTTTCGGAACGAACAAAGCTATTCCGGTGCTCACACTCAAAGCAGTTTCAGTCGGAGGAACAACCAGCGTTCCGCCGTCAATAAACGGCTTTACCAGAGTAGCCGTGTTTCGATACGGATATTGCGGTCCTGTTGCGTCCTCAATCCGAACTTCAAAAACACACTTCACACTGGACTCGGATGTCAACGCCGTGGAAATCGGACTTGTATTGAGATAAAAAACACCGGTCTTTTTCGATCCTGAATCCGAGAACGTGTTTTGGAAAGCTAGCTGAGTCCTGTCCGTGAAATTGAACAAACCGATTGAAAGAGAAAAATCGCTCGGCTCAACAATTGACCACGGCGCATTCGGATCTTCCGTCCGAGTCATCAACGTATATTCAACGGGTAGAATCTCGCTCCCGGTAAATGTCGGCAGTTGTTCCTGCTGCAACGCGGTGGCGGAACTGTAAATCTTGAAATCGTCGCCGTTGAAAAGTTTCAGAAGCATGGAAATTTATTCGTAAAGCGGAATCCTGTAGGCGTTGGTGAAGCCGGATACCTGGACTGAAATCCATTTCGCGGCGGCGCCGGCTGAGACCGGAGCGGTGTTTGTGGCGCCGAATGTTACCTGGTTGGTTGTGCCAGAAAGCGTAAGTTTACCCGAACTGTCGATCGTCGCCACGAGAGTTGAAGCGTTGTAAAGGTTCAGCAGCGGAGCATTGGTCAGACTTTTGGAATTCAGAATGAACGGGGCAACAAATCCGTCCGAGACAGATGGATCAAACAGGAATCCAGGGAGGAATTGATTGTCCACGATGCCTTCGAGGACGGGTGTTCCATCAGCATTGTAGAATGCGTCCAGGTAACTGCCGTTCGTACTCTGAATGCCGAACGTCGGGACTCCGCTGCCGCCTTTGATAACGAAAAAAGTGGAACCGTTGTCGCCGTTCAGGAGATAAGATTTTGCTGTTATGTTCGACAGCGTCACGTTCAAATTGCTCTGCGTGTTCAACACGTTGAGGATTTGTTGCACCGTAGCCAACCTCGCTTTCGTCGCGTTCGTCAGAACCAGAACCGCGTTGCTCGAAACGATGGTGGTTGCCGATGGCAGAGTTGAAATGTTCACCTCGGTTGTGCTCGCGGCAATCAGGAGCAGCATGGCCGAGATGACCGATATGCCGAACAGGATTTTGATTTTCATGTTGTTCTACGTTGTGACTTTCAAACGGCCTTCGTCGGTGTCGAGATACGATCCTGCCAAAGCGATTTCCCATGTGCCGTCTCGGTTCGGAGTGTAATAAATATCCCCGGTCAGAGTATCGTGGTAAAAGAAAAAGAACGGACTCGCATTCGCACCGGGCGGTCCGGCGCCTTCCGTCAGAATGCCGGCGAAACTCGGTGACGGCGGAACGCGAACGTTCAACCCCAACAGATAATCAGAAAATGCGCTCATATCACTTCGCAACCACGTAACGGGTCTGTCGTAAATAAAAATTCCCAAGCCACCTGCTAAGGCGACTATCTTCCGCGACGATCTCGTCTCCTGCGTTAATCATTCCGACGTATTCAGTTCGGCTCGGTGAGCTGGCCGGCGTGGATGGAACAAGAACCGCATCGTAAAGATAATCCGTGTCCAAAGGTTCAGTAGGTCCTGGTCCAGCGCCATTCAGATACCTCTGCGATTTGATGACGGGTATGGTTCCTGGTTCCGTGCTGTAAAAATAATCGTGGCGCACCCGAGATGTCACAACATGCGATTGGCGTGGACGGCCCGTTGCCTGGATGGATGTTCCGGTAAGATTGCCCACCGTCCACACACCCTGAAAACCGATGAACGAATAGGAATAGCTTTCGAATTCATCATGTGACGCCGGCAGTCTTGCATAGGTCCGGGTCCATTTAACCAGACCGCCGCCGATGTCTTGTCTTGGACCTTCCGAAACAAGTTTGAAAGATGAATCACGATCAAATCCGGTGCCTAATGGCAAAGTTGAAAATGATGAAATGTTTTGAACGAAATCCTGGCTCACCACGTAAGCCGTATTCACCGCCCGGATTGGACAGCTATAAATCGGCAACCCGACCGCGGCCGCGATGCTCAAATTACCGTCCGTATAAATCGGCTCTGGAAATGCGAGTGCCATCAGGGTCCGTTCACGGGTTGCACGACGAGTCCTTCCTTGCTGGCCATGTCAATCAGGGCAGCCATATGTTTGTCGATTGATTCAAGCCGATCATCCGAAGTTTGCAATCCAGCGGCAGCCAGACCGCGCTTGAGCGATTCCAGTTTTTTGGCGTCTTCCTTGAACCGGGTTGACTCCGGTCCTTCAATGAACAGCGCCCGTTTCATTTCGTCCTTCAACCGCATCTCATCCTGGGCCTCGCCTGCATGTTGCTGGCCGAACGCCATCCCCATCCGCATCGTTATTGCGTCCTGCCGTCTCTGCGAATCAAACATCGTGTCCCGCTGCCACGGCATTGACTTCGCAAGTTCATCCAGGGTCGGCATGAACTCTTTTGTGACGGCCTCTTGCCGGTGCCGGCGCGAGTCGGATATTTCGCGGTCGAGCTTGGCTTGAGCCATCGCCTGATCCTTTTGCGCGGATGCCAAAGCCAGATTGTCTCTGCGCAAATTATTTTCGAATTGCAGCGCGGATTTTTTGTCGTTCGCGGCTTCGGCTTCCGCTTTGGCGATTTGTTCGATGGCGATTTTCTCGGTCAGGAACGCAACTTGATTGTGTTCGTGCGCCGCCTTCGATTCCTCGATCTCCTGCTTGACTGACTCAGCTTTTTCTTTTCGCTGCGCGTCGAACAATTTCGCGTCGTCATCCTTTTCGGACTTCTGCATGTCCTTCTTCGCCTTGTGGAAATCCGTCACGTTACCCTTCGCTTCCGCAAGCGCCTCTTTGTCCTTTCCCATGGCCGTCTCTTTGTCGCGCAGTTCCGCTTCCGCTTGTTCGCGCATTTGTCCGTAAAGGTTCGCCCGGTCGGCGCCGATGGCTTGCGTGAGCGCGTTGTGCTCCTCCTTTGAAATCAATCCGAACAATTCGTTCTTTTCTTTGCCGCCACCGAACCCGGCCGTCGCGCCTTCCTTCTGCAATTCTTTCAGCGCGTTGACCTTGTTTTTCAAATCCTCAATTGAACGGATGCGCTCCTCATCATTCACTTTTGCGGACGCTCTCTGCTCCTCGCCCAGCGCGATTTCTTCCTTGCGCGCATCAATAAATTCCTCGTTCAAATCCAGCGCCTTTTTCTTGACAAGGAATTCACTGTCCGTCGACGATTCACGGCGCGCTTTTTCGATTTCTTCTCCATGCCGTTCCTTCTCGACTTCGGCGGGTTTTTCGCGCCCGATGTTCTTCTCGAAAGCTTCTTGTTCCTCCCGGCCTTTCCGGACTTCCTCGCGAGCTTTCGCCGATGCCTCGAAGGTTTTCATGTAACCCTCGGTTTCTTTTCGAGCTCGCGCCTCGGATGCCTTCACGGCTTTTTCCTGTTCCTCCTCGTAATCCTTAAACGCTTTGATGACCGAAAACATCACAGCCACCATGGGATCAAGCGCGGCCCGCAACGCAATGCCCATGAGCGGTGATGTCGCGCTGATTTCATGCAACACTTTGTGAAACGCCCGGCCCTGGCTTTCGGCGTGAATGAAACTGTGTTTGGCGTGTTCCCCGGTCTTGCCCATTTCGTTCTGAACATTTCGCAACTCCTGATTGAGTTGGTCCGCTTTCAACCCGAGCTTGATTTGGATTTCCTCAGTGTCCATTGCGTTTAGGCTGAGTCCGTAACCAGGCGGCTTTGATCCGGTCGGATGGATTACAGAGCGGAACCGGACTCCGGTGGTAATGGTTCATCTGGTTCAGGTATTGAAACAATCTCTTCAACGGTGTGTTGAGTGTTTCCTCCTGCGACCAGCCGAATTCGCGCCCGAATGTCGCGCAGAAATAAGCGGCATCAGAAAAATAATCATCCTCGAATCCGTGCTTCTGCGGAGCCGGCGGCCGGTCCTGCAACGCCTCGGACATGTAAGCTCTGGCCTTGTCGATTATTTGAGCGGCAACCGCGAGCTTTTTTTCTCGTCTGATTTCATGTTTCGCCCGCGCCCGTTTGGTGTTCCACAAAGCCCGGTAGGCCGGAGGGAAAAAGATTCGTTGGCAACGCCGTTCGAATTTCCGTTTTAGATTTTTGTCAGTGGTTGAAAACGAAGTTGAAAGCAGCCACAGGAAATTGAACAACTGATTCGGTGTTGGAATCCCGTCCTGAGACAGCAACGGATTGCGACCGGATCGAAGAACGATTAAATGCCGCAGCGTGATTGGGACGGCTTCAAACGGACCAATAGATTCGGTAATATCCAGGAAAGCGGCGTCACGAACGACGCGCTCTTTGAGGACCGCCTCGGCGAAACCTGGAATGTCCAAAATGTCCATTCACGGTCAAGCGTTCTTGCGCCGAAGTGTGACGTTGCACTTGTAATAATCGGCGATGGCAAAGGGCCGGGTAATATCCACAATGACCCAATCCCCGCCGGGAAGATCCGTCAACACCTCACCGAGTGCCGGAACATCGTTAACGGTTGCGATTTGCACCGTAGCTGTTCCATGCGCGAATCCAGCCACGGCAACCCAGCCGTTAGGCCCTCCGATTTCATTCGGGCGTTCGATGATTTTTGTCGGGAACGTCAGGCTGAGGTGCTCGATGATCCGTCCGCCTGAGACAAAACTGCCGAACGGAACCGCGCCGTCATTGTAAGTTTCTGCCATAAATCAAATCTGCGTCCACGCGTCCTGCTGAATGCTCACGTCAATCGTGAACGGGAACGTGGTCTGTTGGTATCCGTCCGCCGACCTGACTCCGGTTTCTTCGTTTCCGGTCTGGATAAATTGAACCTTGTGCAAGGTCAGTTGCGTTCCGTTGATTGCCCCTTTCAACGCCGCAATTCCATTCCGAACCATGGCCCGATAGGTCGAGTGCGCGAGCTTCCCGGCAACGTCCGCGTCGGTTATCGCGTGCAATTTGAGTTCGCCGCGGAAACAGGAAACGCGCTGGGTTTGATCCGGTAGTATTGCCAGCCGTTGCGGACTCGCCTCGCCGATATGCTTGTAAACAATCTCGACCCGCGGCCGGATTTTCTGAAAGTCGATTGGATCCTCGATTGTGAAACACACCAGGTCCAGACCGGAAAGAACGGTCTTCACCGCAGTCGGTATAATCGACTCGAAATTGTAGACAGCGATAGCGCCCATTTTTCAATCGACAGTCTCCTCCGCTTCGGGTTTGTGTTTGTGCGCCTGCGTCTGGATTCGAATTCCGTCTGCAACATTCTTCGCGTAACCTGACACAACAAGTTGAATCCGTTTCAGGATGGTTTGGACCCGGAACTTCACCGCCCCATTGATCTTCGATTTGTCCTGCGCGAAGTTCGGACCACGCCCGCCGAAAACAATGAACGGCGTTTCGCTGGCCAGATCCGCTTCAAAAACGGTGTTGCTCGACACGTAACCGAAATGCCGCGCTATCCATTGCGGGTATTTTCCGTCTCCCAATTGCGCTGCCGCGTAAGCCCATTTTGCTTTCCACCGGCCCACGTGCGATTTGATTTTGTCCACGTAAGGCTGGCGGATTCCTTTCTCGACCACGATTCTTGCCCGCCATTCAGTAGGTGAAACGGACTTCATCCGGCGTGGCCGACCAGTTCCAGGATAACGATAGGAATTGTGCAACTCAGGCAGATTACTCCCGCTCGGATTCAGGTTTTCCCAGATGAGATGTTGTCTTCCACCGGCTGTTGTGCGCCACGTGTCGATGTCTTTCAATCCGAACTTGGAACCGATCCGGTCAATCGTGCGCGGGTCCGCTTCGCTGATGAGCGAATACAAATCTTTTTCAACGGCTTTCTCGCCGCGTTGCCTGGCTTGTTTGGCCGGAATCGGAGGCGTGAAATTCACAATCGTCCGCGTCAACATCCGCTGCTCATCCACCAGAACTTTTGACACGTCCTTGCCCTGGCCGATCAATGCCTCGCGCAACCCCGTCAGAACGATGTTCAATCGCGAGGTGTCAACGTCCACCGAGATCATCTGGTCACTGGGCATCTTGATCTGTAATTTTTACAAGCCACCATTTCACAGCAAAATTTGCGGGATTGTCGTCCCGCCGCACCGCGCGCCACTTTGGTGATGGAACATCTTCGTTCGGGTCAGCCCAAAACGGTTTCAATTGCAGAATGACATCACCGTATTTGATTTCCGGCACATGACCGCGGCGGCCTTCCATCGTCGCCATTTCACGCCAATCGCTCCCGAGTTCCAACTGTGGATCGATTGGATTGAGCGGCAGCAAAATAGCTTTGAACTGTTCGCCCGTCTTTTCCAACTCCATCACCTGACCCAATTGCGTGACGCGGTTTTTGAATCCGTCCATCAACGCCCGCATTGCCAATGTGATCGCCACGGATTTTCACGGGGCTGAAATCTTGACGCCGTAATAGACGCTCAGGTTCGTGATGTAAGTCGCCGGATCATCCCATGCATACGTTGTCAATTTGATAAACCTTGCGCCGTAACTCGGCAGATTCGTCAGGATAGATTTTGTGTTCGTGCCGTTGGCGATGAACGTAACGGTCTGACCTACCGTATCGTATTGAGAACCGTTCACCGATCGCGTGAACGTGAACACCAGATTTGAGATAGTGGCCGCGCTGGCATTGCAAGTGATTTGAACACCCACACCCGCCTGCTTGCCGACATCCATCACGAAGTTGCGCGTGGTCGTTGTCGTGGCCACGCAACTGGCCCCGCTGAATCCTTCAACGCCATCCGTTGGAGCTTGCGCCGTCACGAAATAAATCGTGAAGGCCGCAATGAAGCCGGCCAGAATCACAATCGGGAGAATTTTGTTTTTCATGTTTGGTCTTTCAGATTCTCTGGATTGTTTATTGACTGGTGAGCAACACGCCGGCGCTTTCATCCAGGAGCGTTGAGCCGAACATGAGATCATAGCTCATCCAATAAGTGCGCGTCGCCAAACTGAACCAGCTATAGGCCGCGATGCTGATGTTCACTTGCGGCACCGTGATGGTGCTTTCCTGTAGCGTGTTCCCCGGAATCGCTGGAGGTGTGAGCGGCAGACCAGCCACCGCACCCATGACCTGCGGATTGCAGAACAATCCCCGGATGTGCTGGTCATCCGCGCCAGCGTGCGTCCCGGTCCAGTTCGTGTTAGTCCAGACTCCGTCCCAACCGAACCTTTTCCAACCGTCCACCTCGCCGTCAGCGGTGCCGGTCATCTGATAGAACACCGGCGAATTGATGATGCGGGCCATGTATTCGCCGTCCATGACCGCATATTTGATGGGAGACTTTTTCAGTTGGCCCCAGGCCGTCGCCATGTCGGAAAACGAAAATGCGGAAGCTGCCCGCGTAATGGCCGTGTTCGTCGTGAACGATCCGGTTGCCAGCGGTGAGAAAGCAACCTTGAGGATATTGTCCGCGCATTCGGCCGTCTTGATGTCCACGAGGTTTTCCATCCGCAGACCGGAATTCAACTCGTCATTGGTGACGTGAAACGCGGTCGAGTATTGGTCAACGTCGATTTGTTTGTTCGTGATCGTCGCGTCACCGGACTCGAAATTGGTTGCGTTCTTCTGCGTGGTTCCGCCAGCCGTTACAAACTTGAGTTGCGCACTCGCGCGCGGCTTGTATCGGTCCTGGCTGTAATCCCGCGTGAACACCCGAAGAGGTGCCCACAGGTTTTGCAGCTTCGTCACCGCGCCATCCAAAAGGAATTGAGTAACGAGCGTCGCGCTGTATGTGTTGCCTGCGACGGGATACATACGAGACGGTTGACCTGGTCCCATTGACAACGGAGCGGCCATTCCATGCCGGCTGTCGCGCAATAGCGCATCGGCAATGAGTCCGTCGTATTCGAGCGAGAGAATTGCGAAACGTTTGGAAGCTGATCGTTCCTTGCGAATTTCTTCCAGGCGGTTTTCCACAATCGAAACACGTCCGCCGATGGGCGGTCCTCCGGGCATCTGGCTTGGCAGCGCGTCAATCTGCGCGAATGTCCCGGCCTCGTCCTTCATGGCCAGGTCAATCCACCAGTTCAGATTTTTGTTTTCGATTTTGTTGTCACCGCGCCGCTTAACTTCGGCGGTCACACGGACCCGGCGCTCGTCATCAAGCTGTTTGCGCAGCGCCTTGATTTCGGCGTCGTTGTTCGCTGGCGTGGGCGGTTCGGTAGGCGCTGGCGGCGGAGCAGGAGGCGGCGTCGAATTCAACTTGGCAAACGCCTCAAGGATCGTTTCCTCGCTGGCGTCTTCGGCGAGTTCGACACCGCGCGCCTTCAGCGCGGCAAGGATTTTTTTCTTGTCCATAAGTTCTGGTTTATTTTTATCTCCCGCCGCCATTGCCGGCGTCGAAATTTTCTTCCGGCCATTGACCGCTTCTACGATGTGTTGCGGAACATTTTTGAACGGTTTCAGGTCCAGCGTTTTCAGATTGTCCTCGACCAGTTCCTCTTCCTGCGTTTCTTCCGGGTCTTCAGGGTCGGTCTCGCTGAATCCAAACTCAGACGCTTCCGCCCCCGTGAACCATGTCTCGGTCTTCATCGCATCGCGCATTTCAGAAGCCGGTTTTCCGGTCTTGCGCGCGTAAATCTCCGCGATGGTGTCGCCGTGTTTGGCCAGCATTTGAGCGGCCTTGAGGTGGTCTCCCTCATCCCCGACCGTCATGCTCCAGGGCTCGTGAATCATCGTCAGCGATGCGTGCGGCGTGACGGCCTTGCCGCCGGCGCACAAAATGATCGAGGCGCTCGACAGCGCGTAACCGTCGTTGAAAGTCGTCACGTCCTCTTTTCGCGCTTGGATGCAATTGTAAATTTCAAGCGCGTCGGAAACACTGCCCCCTTCGGAATTGATCCGGACATTGATCTTCTGGCCTTTTGGGATTGCGGAAAACTTCTCTCGGAACTCCTTCGACGTGGTTCCTGAATCGTCATACCACGAAGCTCCGATGTGGCCGGATATAATCATCTCCGTCATGTCCGATTCGTTGCGGACGGTCAGCCATGGTTTGTTTTTTGGCAGTTTCATTATCCTCCCACCAAATAAACGTCCAACGCCTGTGCAAGCGTTCCGCTCAGGTCCAGAGTTTTTGCGCCGCTGCCGACATCAGGAGACGTGTCCAGTCCTTTATAGGTCCATTCCTCGCCGGGAGCTATGGTGAGAGAAAAATCCGCACCATTCAGGTCGTAACCATTCGAGGCTCCGGCCACGATGGTAATGTTGTTCGCGTTCGTGGCCGGGTTGCGGAACTTGGCGAGTTGAATTTTCAGCCCTGTGAAATTGACCGTGACACCGTTGGTTCCAAGAACAGAAGTCAAATCAATCGTAGCGGAACCTCCGCTGAGAGCTTTTTGGAACGCCGCGAAAGTGGTTACTGGCGGAGTCGATCCGGAATTGAGAGTTGCCGAAGTGTCGAACTGGTCATGCGTGACAACTTTCTTTGAACTTGAGGCAAACGGCGCGTTGCCAGTCAGGGTTTCAGCGACAGTGACGGTGGACTTGTAGGTGACTGATAAACTCACGCCAGAACGCTTGCACGTTCAAGTGGGCATTGACAAATGCTAGTTACACCAATTCCAACCACTTAGGGGAAAATTAAGAACAACCGCGAATGCAGTGTTCAGATCGCGGCCAGAATCAACGCCGATATGACTCCGGCCAGAGCGAAGAACCAGACCAGAAATTCCGCACCGCTAACGTGACGGTTCATGTCCATACCTTCTTATACGCTCTGGAAAGGCGGGTTCTTTATACAATTTTGAGGCGGTGTTTGTAATCACCGGATCAGCAACAAAAGTTCCTCCGGTTGGTTCTCGATTCCAACCGGAGACAAAACGCATTTCGATTTTCCGATCATTTTGACGCGCATGGCCATTGTCGCGCCCGCCTGAATCCGCATTTCAGATTCTGACTGAGCCCGCATTGCGACAGGAGCAACAGCGACAAGTTTCATCGCAGAAATGGTTCCCGGTTTCCTGAGATTTGTTTTCGCGCGCGCCCGTCCTTTGACACTGGCCGACATTCCGTTTGCGCGTTTGAATTGCGCTTTGATTGCCGCGCGAGCCGATAGCGTTGCCTCGAATGTTGACGCCCCTTCAAACGTGGACGCGATGGAACGGTGCGTGATTGCGTACTCGAGCGGTTCGGATTTGCGGTCGAAAAAGTAGCGCGTCAATCGTCCCGACCCGCCGCCGGTCGTTAAAGAACGCTCAACTGGTTGACTTATTGGAAGTGAAACAAATCCAGATTGGCCGAATCCACCGCGACCAAATTGAAAGTTTCCGAACAAGGAAGATCAAACAAGGTCCAACTCAAACGTAGTCAGGACGGCGGCATTACTCGCATTGGTCGCACTGAAAAGTCCGGTCACAAAAAAAGCAAACGCGCTTGCCGCACTGGTCAAAGACGTTCCAGGATTGGCAAGCACGGCGCGGGCAATAAGAGCTGGCGAACCGCCAACCGCATCCGTCACCCCAGAATATTCCCCTATCATTCGCTGAGATGTCGCGTCCCAGTAAACCAATCCTTCGAGTCCGAACACACGAGTTGCGCTATTCACCGCAACCGCGCCACTGGTCATAATGTTAATGTCGCTCGTGAACGTCGTCAGGTTTGTGTTGCCCCCGTAATTGCCATAAGCCTTGAGCGTGTAATTTGTAGTTGTGCCGCCAGTCACCTTTGCGACTACCCGGATGCGCAATGCATGACCCTCAAAAACAGCGGTAAACACCGGCGCTGGCGGTGAAAGAACAGCGCGAACAGAACCGCCCGAAGCGGAAGCAAACGCAGCCTCAGTAGTTACGTTGCCTTGAGACAGATTCTGGAAAGCAGCAATGGTGTTCGCGTTGGGCATGAATTACTGAACGATTTCTTCCCAGGCAAAACTCGCCACAACCGTCACGGCAGTCGTTAGCGCCTGAAGTGAAATGCAGGTTCCCGGTTGCAATAGAATCAGTCCGCTTACTTCATCCCGGATGAATGGCTGGTATGCCGTCGAAGTCGCCATTGTCGCCGCACCACCGGCGCCGATGATGCGGACGATGTTGGCGTTCGCAATCGTGGCCGAACTATCAGCGAACGCGACAGAGTTCTGACCGCCTCCAAGCAAAGCGTTGCGGATCGTCAAAGCAACGCTATGAGTCGTTGCGGTGGCAATCGGATTAAGATTGCCGGTGAGCAGAAGATTGTATTGGCCAGCCGGTAAACTCGCAATGGCAACGCACACTTCGAGCAGTGATAAGTTTTTGCCCGACCCTGCCGGGTTGCTGAGTATAAGTCCGGTGGCAGTCGTGCTGTTAAGACTCAAAGCTTGCGTGGCAGTGTTCGCCGCAAAAAACACATTGCCGCGAGAAACCGCTTCGTGATAGCGGCCATGACACTGACTAATTATCAGGTCGCTATCCCGACCCTGACGTAATGGTGTGTCACTGCCATCCTGACCGCGATAGGGACCGACTGAACCTTTGACAAGTGTTTCCATTTTTTATTCCTCCAATAATTCCTGCGGCACTTCGATTCCCTGTCCGTGAAGCAATTGAGCTAAAGTTTTTACCTGTTCAGTCAACCAATCGACTCTCTCCGTTACCGGCGTAGCAATGTCATCAGGATCTTGCAATTGCTGGATGCTTGCCGTGTCGGACAGGACTAATGGTTTTCTTTGGTGACTCATAACAAAATCGGGTCTTTGATCCCGATGGCCAGTTCGGTGGTCGAAACAGCAATCCCCAACCGCACAACATACTGGCCAACCGTTGACGGAGCCGTACCAGTCCCAAGCCCGGCAGTTGCGGCCGATAGAAAATAAATCGTGCCAGCCGTCAATCCGCCCGATGTTCCGAAGGCCGTATCCCATTGGCCGGTTGTGAGCGACAAAATTCCATCCGTTGCATACACGCCAGCCACTCCGTTAGTCACCGCGATTGAAGCCAGAGCAAAAGCATAAGCGGTCCCCGCAGCGTCCGCCTTGGCTTTCTTCACGCCGTCATTTGCGTCCAGGTAAACGATCTGACCGGGAATGTGCGAGCCAACATCGTCATTCGTTAGAGAAATTTCCTGAGCTCCCGCAAGAGGAGCTGATAAAGTGTCACCGGATTGAAGCTGCTGAATGATTCCCGCATTCAACACAAGAGGTTTTCTTGAAGCCATAACGCACTAAATCAAAATAGGTGTTTGCAGGTCAACCAGTAAAATCGTCGGTCCCAATGCCGTTCCAATAGCCTGAACAAATCCAATGACCGGCGGACTCGTTGACAAATTAGTTCCGTTCAGGAAAACCAAATCACCCGCCGTCCACGACCAGTCTGGATTCTCCACCTCGCCGGACTCAATCACATCGCCGCTAAAACCGTCCTCAATTGCCGCCGGCACAACTCCGATTACTTTTCCAAACGCGCCGCTTGGATTGCCGCTGTCGGCAACCTCGCCCAAACTTGTGACAGCCGAAAACGCAGGGATGTCTTCCTCGGCCACAATCGAAACAAGCCGAATCGCGGTTTCGATGTCCTCCAAACATTTCGCCGTCAGAGTCAAAGCAATTAAATCACCAACAGCTATCGCTCGGGCTGTGGTTCCCTCTTGATGCCGTTGAATCGTCAGCACGTCACCAACGATTCCTGTCACGCGAACAATCTCAGGCGTGCCTGTTCCGTTGACGGTGCAGTTGAATGGCGCCGTTGGAAATATCGCGCCGTGCCCGGATTGGACCGTCAGAGAAAGCCCGCTCGTTGCCGGGCTGGGTGCCACGGCCACGGTCGATGCGACAAAGTTGCCGTGCGCGTCAAAGGCCATTAAGATTCTGTCAGGGCCAAGTCTCCAATTCTGAACTCGGGAATGATGCCCGCCACAACTGGAATTTTCGTAACCAGTTTTCCTGAATACAACATTTTTCCAGTTCCACTCGCCGAAGTCCCGACCGCCGCGTATTTGATTTGATTTTCTCCACCCGTTGCTTCCGGGAAAGCAACCAGCGTCGCGTTGCTGACGCGCACCGGGCCTATATCACTGTCAATCACAGTTATGGTCCAGCGCGCGCTGCTCCGGGGCACCGCGACTCTGGCGTAGCCTGAATAGTTCGCCTCGTTTTTTGTCTGCGCGCCAGACCGTCCCGGGTCGGCCGTGTGAAGCGACACGTAAATATTGCCCGCAACCGATGAACCAAGGAGCCCGACCGCATCACCCAGCAACGCGCAAGCCGTGTTATGGAACACGAGCTTGAACAGGTCCATTGTCCAGTCGTTTGATTTCATGTCACGTCACCGTTTAACATGCTCTGCATGGAAAACATTGCGCTTTGAATTTCGTCAACCGTCCCCACCGGAGCGATTGCGGACAGAGTAGCCGCTCTGCCAATCAGTTTGGCCCGGCACAAAGAACAAATGGTGTAGAACAAAGTCAGATCGTCTCCTTCCTCCATACTGAAAGAAACGAATTCGGGCTTGCCTTCCTTCCGGTTGTGGCACAGCGAGCATTCATTATCGTAACGGTGGTCGCTCATTTTATGCCGGCAACGCTTTGTATCGGACAATTTTTCCTTGAGCATCCCGGACAATTTCCCAGTCGTGCAATGCCGCCGGTTCAATCTTCTTCTTGTCCGGATCGCGCGTCGCTTCCTCCTCGGCGGTCGGCAGGATCGTTTCCTTGACGCTCATCGTCTGTTTGGCCAGTTGGGCAATCTGCTCTCGCGTCACGCCGAACTCGTCCACCAGCCCGTTGATGAAAGCAGCTTCAACCGCTTTCTGTCTAAGCACGTGCCGCCAATCATGGCCCATCTCGGCGCACACGTCCTGATAGGTTCGGATGCCGCCTTCCAATTCTTCCAAAATCGCCTGGCTGTTCCGGCCGACATCCACCGTCACCGAGCGCGGCGGCCTGACAACGGTATGCCACCATTCACGCGGCGCGCCGTCAAGCTGCCGGTCGAACTTCACCGCCCATGACATCGTCCACAAATAAATTTCACGCAGAATCGCGGCAATAATGGCGGAACGCGAACGGAAGAACGAAGCGGCAACATCCAGGTCCGCGCGCGTCACGGTCCCTTGAAGGGAGAACGGCAGGACAAGAAGCGAACTGATTCCGACACCGGCGCATATTTTTCTGACCAGATAATCCCAGTAATCCTTGGTCGCAACGGATGGCCTGTCGCTCTTGAATTGCTCGAACTTTTCACCGTTCGATACGTAAACGTTTCGCCCGCCCATCGTAGTCTCGTAAAATAGCGGTGGTGTTTTCACGGTCGGATTTCCAGCCGCATCCTGGCTTTGAATCTGCCAGCGTTGTCTTCGAGAACTTGTGGTTGACGCCTCTCCGGTTTTGTTCGTGATGACGTTTGCGACTTCCGCCGCCGCTCTTGCGGCTTTGGATTCTAGAAATTGCAGATCATCCAGATCGTGCAAATCGTTCATCACCGGGTAAAGCATCGGCGGGCCGTGAACCATTCCTGGCCGTGATGGCTCGAACAGGTGCAACATCCGGTCCCCGTCAATCGGCGCCCAAGTCTGTCCTTTTCCGGATGACCACTGGCCTGAATAAAACGAAATACTGTCCGTTCGCACCCAGTAACGTTTCGGACGGCCAATCGGTTGGTCGTTCGCGTCAACGTTGAATTCGATCCCGTCAATGATTCCACGCCCCTCGCTGCTCCGCATTTCCGGCGGCGTTCCGATCCGGTGCGATTCGATGAGTTGAATTCTTGGTCGCCCGCTATCGGGTGAAAAAGTTTTGTAGATGAACGATTCTCCGTCAACCGCCCATGACCGAGCCATCAGACTTTGCACGACACCCATCGCGAGTCCGTTGTCAACGCACGGCCATTTGCACCAATTGTTCCACCATTGGCTTGCGGCCTGGTTCCAATCCTCCTCATCCGGGCAACTCGGAATGACTTTAAGACCATCGGGCCCGACCGTGTATTGCTCGAAAACGTCACAGAGCCGGTTGACGATTGCGTTGTTTGCCTCCCAGTAGCGGGAACGCCGAATCAGTTCCAGACGGGTTGAGCTGTCAAAATCAAACCGGGCATCCTGAACGGAAGCGGGCAGCCATGATCGATCAAAGAAATTTGTCGATGCACCCTCGTAACGGGCTTGCGGTGTCTTGCGCTTACGGGCTTTCGTTGGCCGGCGAGCGGGACGTTTTTTGGCGCGTGGTTTCATTCCGGTGGCAATCTTTTTTTGAAATACCATTCCGTTCCTCGTTCACGAAGAAATTCACGCATCGTTTTAGATCGTAATTTTTTACGTGGATGTTTCTTGATGCGTTTCATCAAGTGAAAGTGTGTTTTACTGCGCTCTCATTTTTAAGTTCTTCACGCATCACGCGCTCGCCAATCTGGTCAGACAATTCCAACATTTTGTCCGCAACCGTAACGGCGTTCTTGCAAAGGTCGTGAAGATGGAAATTAGGATTTGCCCTGAGCGTGGAAGAAATGACAGCCAGAGCGTAAGCGTCCCAACGATCTATTTCACGTTGCCGCGCTCTCCGCCGATCTTCATTCACGGCATCGCGAGCATGTAAACGCTCCGCTTCAATCATGGCTCCTGGATTTGGCATATCAATACCTCTGGTTCCAGCGGAGCAAAACAAAATCACGCTGCAAACTTGTAACCGTTTGCATTCGGTCATCGCTCATCATCACCGACAAAAGCGTCGCGTCATTCGGAGAACTGTTCCCCTGTCCTGCCAGTGTAATAATCGCGTCGTTGTAAACCTCGCGGAATTCCTGCGCCATGCCGAACACTTCATCCTCGGAAAACGCCCGCCACACCATCGGCGATGTCCATCGTGTTTCGTGCCCGAGACCGGATGTTTGGAAAAGCGTTTTGCCATCCTTGACGTTGCCGAAACAATAATGTTGAAACGCTTTCAGCGCATCCTCGAATGTAACAATCGCCGGTCCCTCCGTGTCTCCGGTCAAATCAGCCAGCAACGTTTCCGCCTTATACGCGTCATAAAGACTTTGCAGAAACGACCGTTTCAATTCGGCTTTAAGCGCGGCCATGCAATCAACTTTCCGGCCATTGCTGGCGCATCCGCAATTCGCGTTCTGCGATTGACGCAATATACCGGACCATCCGTGAATTCAGATCGCGCCGCGCCACATCCAATCCGAGCCGATGCTCGTTGCGTTCAACTGTTCGGACACTCACCTCCAGAACTTGAGCGAGTTCTTTGCGAGTGATGAAATTGCGTTTCGGAATGTTCACGACGGAAGGATTCGTTTCACCGGCAAAATCGTTTGTTGCATCGGTTGTGAAACGATGACTGCTTTCGCCGCCGACAGCATCCCGAGCGCGATGATTTTGTTCACCGGAGCATTGACGGTCAGGCTTCCGTCCATCGCCAGCACGATCACGATTTGCTGCGCGCCGTCACCGTTGGTTTGTGGAAGCGGGTTCATTCAGCAAAGGATTGTTCATCTGGCTGTGAAGTATCGAAATCCAATTCACGCAGAGCCACCAAAATAAGATTTTCCCTTACCCGTTCTTCTTCGGATTTTTTTGCGAGCACCGTTTTCCAATCCGTTCCAGGCTCGGCGAGACATTCCTTGAGTGTCTTCATCATAACTGTCACAACGTTTCATCCAGCCAAATACCGATCCGATCCCCGAACTGTTTCATTGTCCATTCGCGGAAATTATGCGCGCCTTCGGATTTGAACGCTTGGGTATCCCGAACCATGCGCAAGTGATTCAGAAAGTTTTTCGTGCTCTCAATGCTGACACCGACAATCGGAGGCTCGGACGCCCGGACAAGCTGAGTCGGCAACGTAGCCGAACTTGAAACAGCCGGGCCCAGGACAATCGCGCCAAGTTTCATGTCGGCTGGAGGAGGATTAGCGGTCAGGGCTTTCGCCATGTTCGGAAGTTTAGCGGGCTTTGATCTCATTCGCAACGGGCAATTTAGTTGACAAACCGGAGGCTTCAAAGGTAAAAACGCGACATCGGTTCTACACCCGATGTCTTCACAACATAAATTTGGCACTCGTTTGCGGGTTGGGTTTGCTTCCCAGCTTTCCCGTGTAGAAATCAACAAGCGGGTGCTTTGCGTCAAGGCGTGTCTCGGTCTGTCTTGCCGGGGTGGTCTATGGTGGGGCTTTGTTGGACTGGGTATGTCGGGGCGCGGTAAGGTTCCCATGTTAAAAACAAAAACAAATCGGCTCACTGAAATTTCTGGTGAGAGTCCAAGCAACGGCGCGGAAACATTCATAGAAATGCAAAGGCCATATCGGGTTCAAGTTGAACTCGAAGGTATGTGTCCGATGTTGTTTCACCGATGGAATAACGAAAGCGTGGCGGCAAAGGCACGCGCAAAGAAAGGCAGTGATGAGAAAAAAACTGACGATACGGAAGCGTTCATGTGGAAAGACGAAAGAGGTTTCGTTTGTATTCCAGGCGAATACGTTCGTCAGTCCATTATTCACGCCAGCAAATACGAGCAAGACCCGCGTAGTCCAAGAAAGTCCATGATGGATTTGATGAAGGCTGCGCTCGTTTCGTTGACTGAACTGGCGAATCTCGGAGTCAAGCAACCGGACTTTATTGACCAGCGGCGAGTCGTGATTCAACGGTCAGCAATCACGCGCTCTAGGCCAGCAATGCGGACTGGTTGGAAAGCGAAGTTTGTTTTGATGGTTAATCTTCCAGAATACGTGCCGCCGCAGAAACTAAATCATCTCATTCAACAAGCGGGTCGGATAATCGGATTGGCGGATTTTCGACCATCGTTCGGAAGATTTTCAGTCGTAAAATTTGAAGTACTTGGCGATTGATTTACGGGGTCGGGCAGGTTTCGGTCATCTTAGGTGTGGTTGGCCAAACTCCGGTTGTGCCTGTTTCGGTTTGCTTTGGTCGTGTATGGTTTGTTCTTCGCTCTGGTTTTGTATGGACAGGTGCGCCGATGTAAGTTGAGTTGATGTGGGCTGAGTCCTGATCCGGTCAGGCTGGGTTGAGCCTGCTTTGTAATGGACAGGCGAGCTATGGTTCGGGCCAGAAATGGCCGGTGATGTTTGGTAAGGCGAGCCACGTTCCGGTCAGCTTTGATTGGCCGGGGAGTGCTATGGTCAGGTGAGTTTTGGTGCCGGTGCGGGCGATGAGTCCGTGCCGGTTTTTTCTTCAACTAGGTCTTCACCTGCACCGGCCATCTCGAACCACAACGCCAGATATGCAGCGCACATATACAAATGATCCGCAGCTTTTTCCGATGCCTTTTTCCAACGCAGTTCAATTTGATTCGTCGCCGGAACGCGATAAGATTCCAAACTCCACGGCAAAAAATGCGCTTTGAAATCTTCGGACACATCCGCGGGAACCTCATATGTTACATCCTTTCTAGCACGCAAATGAGCCAAGGCATCCATCGCGCCTGACTGGGAAAAATTCCAAAATTCCGGTTCCTCATTTGGATTTTCTTTGGTCGGTCCTTGCTGCCCAGGAGCTCGCGGCCAGAGTGGTTCCGGTTCCGACCATGCCCGTTTAACCCCATCCTCGTGAGTAAACAACCTTTCACCGCCCCCTTTAGCGCCATGAATTTTGATCGCATTGAAGCCGTGTTTGAGACAGAAAAAATAAACGTATCGGTCCTCGCCGAGCCATGAAGCGTCAACCGCAACGCAAATCGGTCGAACAGAATGTCTCCGCAACACGTCCAACACTTCACCTTCTGATTCCATCTTTCCCTCCCACACTATCAGACAATTTCCAGATTGATCGCAATCTTGAATGATTCCCCAAAAATGACTTACTTCATTCAGTTCCTTTCGGCCCGTCTGATAATCCAAAACCGCCAGTCTCCATTTCCTGTCAGGCAATCCTTTACGGTCCTTTTTCCGGCCTGACAAAACAATCGGCGCCGATTCGGGAATGCGGTCATCGGTCCCGATGAACTGGCACTCGCGTTCCCGTAAATAATTCAACCATGGCAACGGATTACCCATGCGGCGCGCGCGCAGCGCCACGTGTTTTTGCCGGATCAAATCCATCCACGAAATGTAATCCACGGATACCGATTCCAACGCGAAACTTTTCCAGCCGGCCTGCGCGCGTTTGTTCCGAGGTTCTCCGTATCGGCCCGACATAGAAAGTTTCCGGCGTTCGCGCACATCATCGTGAACCAGATAACCGCACGGCATTTGATAGCGGATCTGTATCTTTGAGTAATCCGGTTCATCGCCTTCTTTACGGTCCCCAAGCTCGTAGCGCAAACCTCCCAGGTGCGGATATTCCTTTTCCCAGCGCGTTCGCATCACGTGAAACTGCCGGCAACCCGGACACTGAACCTCCCAATGTTGCTGCGTGCCCGACATGAACGCCTGGTGCAATTGATCCCCTTTCCGGCCGGCGTTGCTGATGTTGAAAACGACGCTGTTCCAAAACGCGGTCGTGCGTCCATAGGCTTGTTCCAATCTTCCAGGAATCCAATTGTCGGCATCGTGCAGTTCCTCGTTCACCTGCCCGCGAATCGTATCACCCGTCACGCTCCGCTCGGTACTGATTCCCTGAACGATGAAATTAAGGTGCGGAAAAATAACCAACCCGTTCGTCCACGCGAACCTGTCAGCCGATGTCCTGGCCATCACCGGAGCGCACGCCAGCAACTTTTTCTCGATGTGCTTTTTCCAGCGCGAATCGGCGTGCAGATCATTCGGCCAATTGTATTGCACGTCACCGCTCGACCAGTTCGCCAGCCAGAACAGAATCACAATTTCTCCGACCGAAGTTCCACCAGCCTGAATCGGTTTGATGAACGTCATCCGCCGTGTCCCGTCGTTCCCGCACTCAATCGGCTCGCGCGTCCAAGGAGTTATGTTCGCGCGAAACTGTTCAGACCTTGCGGACCCGACCAGTTTAACGTTGGTTTCGGCCCAGTCCACGACCGAAGCCGGCGCGGACTTCGGCACGGCCTCGACCATCTGAGAGAACAGCCATTGCGAAGCGGCGCTCACGATTCCGAAGTCTGAACGCTGACAATTGCGTTTCCGATTTTGATTTTTTCCTCGGTCGATTCGATAATCTCATTTGCCTTGTCGAGCGCTGTCTTGACTGCTTCAGGATCGTTCTTGTCCGCACAAATGTTCGCCGCCACGCATCGCAACGCCAAAGCGTAATAGAGTTGTTTCCAATCCGGTTCGCGCGGCGTGAACGGTTCCAGTTTGCCAATCGGTAACGGGTTTTTATATGCCTCCGCAATTATTCGATCTGCATGTTGTTCCGGTGTCATCTCGCATCCTTCGCCTCTCCGTTCCTGGCCAGCAATGACCATTCGCTCAACAGATGGTTCTTCATTTCGTCGTCGCTCTTAACCAGCTCGTGTTGAATTTGAACCGCGTTCAATCCTTCAAGGGCAGGCGGCAAGTCCACGTTGCTACGCTGGTCGAGCATCCGAAAGAAACCCGCCAGCCCGCGCTTGATCGTCTGCGATGCTTCCGATTTTTCAATCCACATTCCGTCCTCCTGCTCGAATCTGCGCTTCTCCCGCAGCGCGGAAAACTTGCTCTGCATCTCGGTCCAGTTTTCTCCGCGCGATTCAAACATGACCTGCAACAATGTCTCCAATGAAATCCGGTTGTCACCACCAGGTCCGAGCAACTTCACTTTGCGCGCCTGCGTGATGACGTCCACCGGAATCCCGGTCATCGCGGAGCACTGCGCCGCGTTGTCGTAAGTCGGCAGTTTGTCGGCCCGCGAATTGAAATACTTGATAATTCCGAGCAATGCCGGTCCGAGCTGGTATCGGCCTTTCACCGTCGCCGCTACGAATCCCTCCCGAACCGCCTGCATGATCCGGCCCTGCGGAACTCCAGTAAGCACGATCAGTTGCGGAAGCGACCGCAACCCGGTATCAGAATTGTTTTCCTGCGGTTTGTCCGATTCCGACGCCGGTTTTGAACCAGCTTTACGTGGCGATTTCCGTGCCGGTTTGCGTGCCATCCGCTAACGTTATACTGCCCATTTCGACTTTTCGGAAGCGCATAAACTCACCTCGCAAGTCCACGACCTGTCGGCCGCTGCCACAGGAAAATAGATTCCTTTCAAAAATATTAGAAGCTGACACCACCGCGCAGGAGCGCCCAAATTTGTGCGCCAATTGACTTGAGACGCGTTTGTTCATTTGAATCGGTTCAATGTTGCGACCACTTGTCCGGCTTCAGGCGCGTTTTGTTTCCGGCCGCTGTTCTGAGCCGGTTTGGGCTTTGGAACGCGCTGGGGATTGGCTGGCGGGCGCACAATAGGGTTTTAACGTGACTTTGAATCGGCGGCAAGACTGAACAGATCGTGGTATTGGACGCGATAGGCGAACGGACGAAATATCACGATGGCGGCAGCGAATGGCCAACTTTGCCCGTTTGAACCTTTGATTCGGCCTTTAAGAAAACGCACTTCGCCTCGTGCAGCATAATCATGCCACCAGTTCACATCCACGCGGGCAGGCACGAGACACACAACGAGCGCGCCGCGTTTGCTTTCCTCGAATGCCTTTTTCATCCAGCGTGGCAATTCAGGGCCATACGGAGGATTCATAAACACACGTTCCATGTTCCAATCCTGTTTCAATCCGTCCTCTTTTGCCGTGTAGAATTTGCGGCACTTCGCCGTCATTGGAACGCAACATGGATCAAGCGTGAAACCGAATTCCAGATTGAGCGCATCGAAAACGTATTGCGGAGTCGGCCATGCCATGTCCGCCGAAGAATGAAGCACCCTGCGATTGTGCTCCCGGTCAGAATCAGTTTCAGATTCAAGACTAAGAACATGGATCGTTTCGCTCATTGATTGAATGCCCAATGTTTGCCATGCAGAACATTGTAGATCGTTCCATTGCTCACTCCGAACCGTTTTGCTAACGCCTTTTGCGACAGTCCAGGATACAGACTTCTGATTTCCTTCGCTATCGCATTGTCTAGGACAGCTAAATAATGGTTTCTACCGCGCTTCAATTTTTCGGGATGCGTCCTCGACCCGCTGCGGTCCCCCCTTGCGGTGTTGCCATCTTTTTCCCTGTCCGCCGCGTTATCAGCATCGGTGCCAGTAGCAAGATGCTGCGGATTGCAGCATATTCTGTTTCCGCAAACAAAGTGACGCACCAACAAGTCTCCAGGGTCTCCGTTCGTTAAAATCCATGCAACACGATGAGCGTGCAAACTTATGTGACTGTTGATTCCTCGTCGATATTTGAATACTCCGTATCCGTCAGCATCAGTCTGCGCTGTCCACGGCCAACATTGATCCAGATTATTACGTAGTACTTTCTCCCAAAACCGATCACTCTGATTCCTTACAGGTCTGCCAGTTCTCATTTTGTTTTGTTGCCCGCATCATTGACGCGGTTTCGGGCCGTCGTCAACATGTTCCTCTTCGTCTCTGATGATTTCGCGCAACTGCCGTTCGATGTCCGCGAGGCAGAATCGAAAAACAACCAATACAATCGAAGCGCCAAAAAGGAAACCGGAAAAGAAAATGATCCAGAGATTCATTTTTCAGCAAGACGCTGCGCAGCTTCGTTTGTTGGCCAGTCATGTTCGACGAGCCAGCGCGTTTCCTCCGGTTGCAGCCAGTTCTTTCGGACATGATTCCAAGTGATGTCCGAGCAGTGTTGTTCCAGGACACGATCGCGAAGGGCTCGGATGTCAGACTCGGTTAGTGGTTGTGGTACCATTAGTGAATTCTCTATCAGGCTGATGTTCGATTCGCTGGATTTCATTTCGCATTTGTTTAGCAAGTTCCATCCATAATTTCGTTTTCAAAGTAATTTCTTCTTCGAGCGCATCAGCGTACTGTTTGACTGGAACAACCAACGGTCCTCTGAGATAAGCGTATCTGCATTGTTTGAGTAATCGTTTTTCCTTCTTCTGATCCGTGCGTTTCTCACACCATTTCGCGACAAGAGATAAAGCCCACTGACTGTTTGGTTTCATTCTAGTTCGATGGTGATGGGCAACAGTGCCGGGTCTTTGTGGGCGCGTTTGAGACGGGCTTCAATCTTCAGGTCGTAAGAATAATCCAATCCTCCAACCTCCACTTCACCAGGCCAAACAAGCGCTGTGCGCCGGAGTTTCCTGCGAATGGCTCGCGCCAACAAACAACCGCAGGGCCGTTGGTATTCGATTCCCTTCTCCCAATCCTTGCGTGTGATGGTGATTTTCATGGTGCCTTGAGGTTCTGAATGGCATTGCACACCGTGTCGCGTTCGCCTTTGATCTTCTGCAACTCGGCTCGCAGGCTGTCACGTTCAGCCGTGAGCGAATCGATGATCCGTTTGCTGCTCTCGGACATTTCGCTGGCGGTCTCTTTGGCCAACCGCAGTTCATTGCGCACCTCAAGCAACTCTCTCACGGTTGCAGATCGGGCCCTGCGATGAATATCGGAAGATGCTTTCCATGCGGCTTTGGTTTCTTCAAGTTCCTTCCGCAACTCAGCCGTGACGCTGTCGGCGTATTGATCGCAAGCTTCACGGATGATCCGCTCCACATTTTCGTTCAATGAAGCCAATCGAACCCGCGTTGCCGCCACAACCCACGGCTCCGGGTTCGACGTAACCGGCAGCGCAATGCCCATCCTGTTCGCTTCCTCGATGCACTTTAGATGCGCGTATTCAGTGCCCCAATGCAGCACCAACGGATTTTCTGGAGACGGCACGGCATCAATCTGGCAGAACCGGCAGACGTTACGCCGTTGCGCCTCGGCGACGGAGAGCGGTGGTTTGTCGAGCTTGGGTGTCATATTCTCTTGTTGTTTTCTCCACTCGTTCCAATCGAATAAATCACTTGACTCACTCATGGCGCAAGCAGCAGGTCGTAAAGCCAGCGGCGGAGTGAGCGGCGTGGAGGTTTCGGCGGCCGTTGCTGCCATGCCCGGAGTTCGGTCCCGCAGTAATCCTGCCAGCGCACGGCTAAAGAGCAGTACGTGGAAAAACGAGCGCAATGATCGAAATGGCTGAAGTCACTCGATGGCTTGCAATGCGCGCACGTGTGGCACGACCGCACCGGCGAATTGAGATAGGTCTCGGTCTTCATTTCTTGTACGTATTGTCGTTTTGGTCATCCGCACATCTCGCCAATGGTGCCTTGTGCTTTCGTTTTGGCGCCGGCACCGCGAAGGATACGATCAGCCTCTGCTCGCAACGTGCGTTGAGTATCGTTAACAGAGAACATTTCTGCCGTATCGGCTGCATGTCGCAACGCTTCAGCCTGGCACTCCACGAATAGGCGTTCGAGTTCTTCCAGCGTCGGAGGCGGATCGTGCAGCGACCGCGCAAAGGCCCGGTCCGCGTAATGGCTGGCGGAGTTCATATTTTCTTTCGGTTGATTGAATTCGAATCTGGACTGAACAACCGGCTGACACGGCGTCCTGTGCGTAAACCAGGCCTCGCCGCAGTTGGGACAACAGTTCATGGCGCAGGCGGGCGGTTGGTGGTGATGGCGTTCGTAGACACGTAACCAAGATCGGTTTGCATCTTCAGAATGACATCGGTAATGCGTTCAACGTACTCGAAATATTTGCGTTGACTGGCTTCGACCGATTGCAGGCGCTTCTCAATGGAGTCAAGACGATGATTATGATAGAAATTCCAAATCACCAGCACAGTTAAAGTTCCAAGCACCAGCAATGGGATTCCGAAGTCAACCCTGATGCGTTCGTTGTTCATGGATGTCCTCAAACTCGCGCAGCATCGACTTCACTTCCTCAATACATTCACGGCACATTCGCATCTCGAATCCGCCGTTGTGCCTGGGTGAAATAACAAGCACCTTGTCGCCAACCGACCATCGACGGCACGAAATGCAGGTTCCAACATAGTGCGCCATTCGCCATTGAAGTTCCGGACCTTCGTTCATACTAAATCAATCTGCGGCTCGCACGTTCAACCCGTCGGAGGTGCCCGACACAAGAAGATTGCCGCCGCACGACGCAGGAAATAGTGAGCGCGATAGACAATTTCAGTCTATAAGGGACGTTATGCCCAGTCTGCATTGTCGTATCTGGTAGCCTCACAGGCGACACTTGCAGATGCGTCTTATTCCGCCACGCGCTCATAAATCAATTGACCGGCTGCGCCAGTAACGCAACCGGCCAGGGCCGTGCTTTAGGGAGGTGGGTTGCACGGTCAAAGTTTCGGTTCAGTATCTGGTGTCAAATCGTGTTCGCTCTCTCGACTCAACGCCTGAAAGAGTTTTGCCCGCAGTAAAATTGATTTGATGCGCCGTTGTTGTGCTTCCTTTGCCGCTCCAGCCATTTCAGATTTCACTTCAGCGACGAATTTTTCTTTCGGATCTTCAGTTTTGCGCGTCATCACACTGAGCATGGAAGACATTATTGCCGCTTGATGAGCCTCCTTCTCCCAGGTTTCCGGCGCGGTATCGATCAATTCGATTTCGTTTTTGTTCAGTTCGATTTGCATGGTGTTAATCAGCCTTTCTTGACGGTCACTGATCCATACGGTTGCGGTCCAACCCGACCTCATGCCCCCCTACCCCCCTCTCTCCGATTCCGAGAAAGGCGGTGCGTCCAGGGGAGTGCCCCACACGACCAATTTTTCAGTTGCCGGCGGCGTTCTGGCTCTGCCATTGACCTACCCTTAACGGGAGGCAACCCACGGTTATCAAAACCGCTGGATGAAATACCGAACCTTTTAACTGTGGCCGGTATCGAACAGGTCAATGAATGCTGGTGAACCTCGCAAATTGGCGGCCCCTTAGTGCCTCCCTTGGCAGAGAGGGAAACGGGTGTGCCATGTTCCGTTTCGGGGCCGTTCTGTTCGCCAGCACTAACTGACGGGCAAATTGTTAAAACAACGGCATCCTGTTTGACAACAAAAATCTTCATGTCCGCAAATTCAATTCCGTTTGGCCTTCGATTCGCTTTTTCGGCGCCGTATCAACCACGATTTCAGTTTTCGATGGCTCGTTTTGTTTCGTTTTCTCGGCAACCAGCTTGCGGACCTGTTTCCGTCCCAGGTCCCGGCCGCGCTTGCCGCTTCCGGCGAAATAGGCGTAGCTCATGGCCACTCCAATTCTATTCCGAAGTCGTACTGGTGATTGCGTTTTATTTGATTCATGCAATACGCGATTTCCGAATTAAATACTGAAGGATTGTCGCTGTATCGACGCGCCTGGATTAACTTCAAAAGAGTCAGAGCAAGTGTCGCGTGCGCGGCATAATGTTTGGCGATTATCTCGGCTTGCATCTCAGGCAAACGCTTCAATCGTTCGTAAGCAAGCGCCATACTTGCCATTTCATGCCGGATGGATGACGCACCGCGATTATCATAGCCGTTCAAATTCATTTCTATCTCCCGTCTGTAATTTCCGTTTGCGCCATCGCGCGGTCGATGCGGGCCATGATGCGGAGCGCGTTCGGGTCGCGCCTGATTTCCGGGCTGATCCGAATCTCGATCACGCCCGGAGAAATGACGGTCAACTCGACCGTTGAGCCGGGAGCGAATCCAGCCGCCCGGAGCCACTGGCCTTTAAGCCGGATGCTTGCCGGGCGTTTGGCCGGGTTGTAGCGGGTCCCAAGCTCCTCCACTTTCAATTTGCGTTTGCTCATTTTGTTTTGTTTTTCGGTTCGCGTTACTGGCGCTTACCGATACAGTCAATGTAATGTATTTGCGGCGGTTGTCAAATGGTTGTTTTCGTGCTTCACGCTTCTTCTGTTAAAATGCCAATCACTTTTGGTTCCCCGACTAATTTGAACGACTTTCCGCCCGCATGTATCGCCGTAATGAGTGATGATTTTGCGGATTCAGCCGCTTGTCTATAAATCTGGCCTACGGTGCATTCCTCACCCCATCCATTGCCAGCTTCGACTTCGACCGTGATTTGCACGCGGGCATGTGCTTTAGTTTGTTTGTTCATTTTGAATCACGTTTCAGTTCCGAAAAAAAACTACACCACGGCGCCGCATTGCAATAATTCTCACACCGCACCTGCTCACCGGGCCGCAACTCGATCCGGTGTTTCTTGTCCAGTGTCGCGAGGTGCGCCAAGGCACCCGATTCCGTGTCGTGCAGCTTCACCGCGCGCTCCCGGCCTTCTTTGTGGATTGCCCACTTGGCCGGTTTCTCCCAGCGCTCTTCGCTAGTGCATTCAGGCAATGCTTGTCCACTTTCCAATGCGGATTTTGCATTCTGATGCAAACAAACTCTCGTCATCATCCACGCTGCCGCTTTTTCCATCGGCCACAACGGAACATCAAACACCTGAACCTGATGTTGCGGATAATCAGACGAACGACGGGCCTCCAGTTTCGACCAGTCTCTGTAGAGCGCGATAATCTGAGCGGACTTCAATTCGATACCGTTGCGATGCGCCAGCCATCTCAGCGCGTTCAATTGCTGTTCCCATTCCGGCTTCAAACCGTTCTTGCAACTCCAGCAAGTTGTGAACTTGTAATCGATCAGCAAGTCAGGCGGAATCAGGTCCGCTTGACCGCTCACTTTCCAGCCGTTGACTTCCGCAAACAGCCGCCGCTCGACCATGCCTTCGACCGCCGCGCGTTCCAGGATGCTGTGACCGATCTGGCCGACGAGCGACCAGAGCATTTCGGATGCGTCCTGGACAATTTCTTCGCGGTGTTCGCGTTCGAGTGCGACGGCGCGCGGGGGCTTCAGGAGCGAAGTGACTGTGATGTCGCTTCCTTTGCTGTCGTAGGGATCTCGACGCACGGCGTTGACCAGCGGTTCAGGGAGTCCGAGGCGGTTGGTAATTATTTTATCAATCACAAACTTGGCGTTCCATCATTGCGAACCAATCAAACTCGCGCACTCGGCCAATCTCCCAAATACCCGCTGCCAACGTAATCGATTTGTGTTCCTCATGTTGAACTGTTGCCTGTCTTGTGAGATTCAAAATCATCCGATCTCCAATGCGAATTAGTTCTGCATCGTCATCCTCGATAACGTGCGAGTGACCCGATTCGCCATGCGCCAGAACAAGTCTCTTGCGCCCTATAATTGTCACCGTTCCATCCGGCATTGATTGCAACCGACGACCGACCACGTCCCCTTGTTGGAAAGTTTTATTTGCTGTTTTGTTTTTCTTCATGTGAGTATTTCCGCATTTATTTGCCAGTTGTTATTTCGCCAGTTAAGAGCTTTTTCTACCGTGTCACATTCCGCGGGGATTCCTTCGAGATGCCAGCAACCGACTGACGGATTCAACATTCTAAGATAACGCGCATCATTGACTTGTTCGGATAGCTTCACTTTAAGAACTTCGTAAGTTCCTCGTTTCTCTAAAACTTTGTGTTCCAGCTTGTCCAGCATCCGCTCAATACCGATCTTGCGCAGTAACTCCCGTCGCACATCGACATTAGTTTCTTGCAAGACAATCTCAGGCTTCAATTGTTCCGCTGGAGTCAATACGTAATCAGCCTTCATTCGGATTCCGTTCAGCGCATACACTCCCCATCCATCCGAATATTCAACCGATGGAGCGCCGTCCTTATGAAGCCTGCCAGCATTATTCCTATGAATCGAGATTGGTTTCTCTCCAATGAATGCAAGTTTCCAAAACAAAACACTCCAACCAGCCGACAAACACAATGCTTCATTACCGTCCAATTTACTGGTGTCTTGATCCAGTTCCATTCGCATAAAATCGTAAAACGACAACCAATAAGCAATGAACTGTCCGAAATCGTAATACCAATAAACGGAAGCGCTCACGGAAGCGTGCACGGAAGCGCTCACGGAATCGCTCACGGAATCGCGCACGGAATCGCGCACGGAAGCGCTCACGGAAGCGCTCACGGAATCGCTCACGGAATCGCGCACGGAATCGCGCACGGAATCGCGCACGGAATCGCGCACGGAAGCGCTCACGGAATCGCTCACGGAATCGCGCACGGAATCGCGCACGGAAGCGCGCACGGAATCGCGCACGGAAGCGTGCACGGAATCGCTCACGGAAGCGCTCACGGAATCGCTCACGGAATCGCTCACGGAATCGCTCACGGAATCGCGCA